GGTGATTTCTCACAGATTCCTCTAGTATCGTATGATGAACTTACAGAAGGGGTTGATCGAGTGTTTGTTAGAGATGATCCTTCTAATAAGTCTTTCTTATATAATGCTGTAATGTGTGCTAAACCAGGAGATGAAATAATTGCAAAAGCTATTGACATAAGTGCTAAAAATATTAGGACTAATAATCATGGCATTAGTTCATTAGATGTTACAGGTCCTACAGTGTTAGGTCAAGCGTTCCTACATAAAGGATACAATCTTAATCCTCGTAGTAAGGAAATATCTTTAGGGGATTATAACGGATCTAGAATCTTACAACATAGATATTCAGGTGGATTTGTATGTGATAAAGATGCTAAAAATGTCTTTTTAACTAAGTTATCAAACCATTTTGGACTTGTTTATGATGGTGCACATAAGAATATACACTACGATCAAGCTTGGAAGGAAAAGAAGGTGTTCAGATAGTAAAATAAATTTGGTAGATATTGTAGAAATACATATCTTTGTTCGTAAAACCAAAAAATATATAATATGTCAGAAGAATTAGTACAAGAAGTAACTCCAGGTCAAGAAGAAGTAAATATTCAAGAACCTGTTCAAGAGCCCATTAAGTACGATCCTAACAAGAAATACACCTGGAATACAGATGATATCTTTGTTATCAACGGTGCTGAGTTTGGTGTAATCCTTAACTCACTACGTGCACAATTAGCTACAGAAGAAGCTGCTCGTATCCTTTTAGCTAACAGAGCTAACAATACGGTTGAGCAAGTTTTAGCTAGATCAGTAGAAGCTGGTGTTATTAAAGAAGCTGAAAATCAATAAGTTATGGCAAAAGAAATGATTAAACGCAAGGATGGTTCTGTTTCACAACGTGGGTTGTGGGATAACATTCGTGCTGCTAAAGGCTCAGGTAAGAAACCTACAGCTGCTATGCTTAAGCAGGAAAAGAAAATCAAGGCTAAGAGTAAGAAGTAATGAACGATCATTGCTCCATACATGAAATAGCTCTTGAGGAAGGACAATGTCCTAAATGTCTAGAACAATCTAATATATAAATAAGATGACAAAAGTTAAAAAAGCCCAATCTGGTATTAAACTTAGAAGAGGACAATACAAAAGACTTGGTAGAATAGCAGAAAAAAATCCTGACAGAGCTGATAAAGTATCTGATCGCATGAAGGAAAGAGCTACACGTTTAGAACGTGGTAAAAGAGTTGCTCAGAGCAGTGGCTCTAGAGCTTCCAACATGCTACCTAAAGCTAAAGATGGTAAATCATTCCCAGACTTAAACAAGGATGGTAAGATTACTAAGGCTGACATCCTTAAAGGACGTGGTGTTATTGCTAAGAAGGGTGCTAAAGTTAAGAAGGCTCAAGATGGTGATACAACACAAGTTCAAAAACCACCTGTTCTTACACCTAAAGGAAGAACTGGTATGGCAGGAGGAATAGAAGGTGATTTATTTGATAGATCTAGAAGAGATAGATTATCTATTCGTTCTATGAGTAAGGACAGTGATGCTGCTAGAAGGAGAGAAATGATGATGAAGAGTTTAGAAAAACCAAGAAAATCTTCTGTTAATAAAGTTGGTGGTATGAAACTTGGTGGAAAGATTAAGAAAGCTCAGGCTGGATTAACTGCTTCTAATAAGCGTGTAGGACCTGTTGATCCTAAAGGTGCTTGGACTAAGGTTCAAGAAATGAACTTACCTCCTCGTAACGTTAAAACCTCTGTAAGTCTTAAGAAGGACAAACAGTTAGGTGCTACAAAGATGAAGATGGGTGGTAAAATGAAAAAGAAAAAATAATGGCTACAGATAAAAAGTGGATGCAGAAAGTAACTAAGTCTATTAAGGCTAGAGGTACAGAAGGCAAATGCACTCCTATCACAAAACCTGGTTGTACAGGTAGGGCTAAAGCTCTTGCTAAAACATTTAAGAAGATAGCTGCAAAGCGTAAAGGTAAATAACATGGCTAGAATTCCTAAAACAAAGGTATATAACCCACAAAAGGCTGAAGCCTATGTTGGTAAGGGAGTTCTTAGAACTGGTGGTAAAATCACTCCTGTTCCTAATGGTCCTCTTGTTAAAAAGAAGGGAGAGTTTAAAGGCTCTACATTAAAGGACGGTGGTAAGGTTAGCCCAGCATGGCAAAGAAAAGAAGGTAAGAATCCTGAAGGTGGTTTAAACGCTAAGGGTGTAGCTTCTTATAGAAAAGCTAATCCAGGTAGTAAGCTGAAGACAGCTGTTACTACTAAACCTTCAAAACTCAAAGCTGGTTCTAAAGCAGCAAGTAGACGTAAGTCTTTCTGTTCTAGAATGTCAGGTATGAAAAAGAAACTCACGTCTGCTAAAACGGCTAATGACCCTAACAGCAGAATTAATAAATCACTTCGTAAATGGAACTGTTAAAATGGCAAAGGTAAAAAAAGCACAACTTGGTGATCATCTTGTTAAAAGAAAATCACAAGATGACAGAATACACAGAATAGAAAAGAAAGACCCTGAAAGGGCTGAAAGAGTAGCTGCTCGTGTACAAAAAAGAGCTTTACGTTCAGTTAAACCAAGTTCAGTTAAGCCACCAAGCAAAATGTCTATACCATTAAGAGAGCGTGCAAAAGCTGCAAGAGCAAAAAAAGCTCAGTCTGGTGACTCATTAGTTTATGAAACTAAAGGTGTTCGTTATCCAAAAAGAAGACTAGCTGTTGATACCACTGGCTATGCTGGTGGTAAGAAAACATTCAAAGGTACTGGTAGGTATTTAGAAGGATTAGAATCAGGTGTATATAAAGATTATCCTGCAAAACCTAAAAAATATGGCAGAAAGATTGTAAAATCAATCATAAATGCTAAAGGTGCAACACCAAAGAAAAAAGCTGGTGGTAAAGTTAGTAAAAAAATTGTTAAAAAATAAAAACTTATAAAAATGGCAACTGTTAAAAAGGTTAAAAAAGCCCAAAGGGGTGGTTGTGTATCAAACATGTCTTCTCAAGAGAGAACTAATTTCTTTAGAGGTGGTACTGAAGGTCAATTAAGAAGAGCTGGTAACAAGCAAATGCGTGAAAATGCAAGAGCAGAACGCAAAGAAGAAAGAGTTGAAAAAAGAGCTGCTAAAAAAGCTGCTAAATCTGCTCCTGAGGCTAAAGCTGGTAAAACTATTAAGAAAGCTCAAAGAGGCGGATGTGTATCAAACATGACTGGTGCTCAAAGACAAAGATATTTCCAAGGTGGACCTAGTCCTCTTCAAAAAGCTGGTCAAGCTATCAAAAATGTCTTAACTGGTGGTAAAACTAAAGAAGAGCGTCAAGAAGCTAGAGCAGAACGTAAAGCTGCTAGAGCTGCTAAAAAAGCCCCTGCTGCTAAGTCTGGTAAAACTGTATCTATGCAACTTGGTAGTTATGGTAGACAACCTGGTAAGAACTACAGTGGTAAAGCTAAGATGGGTAAGTCTATGAGCAAATGTAAATATGGTTGCTAATGAAATCAGGTAAACCACGTTTAGCTCCTAAGGTTAAGAACCCTAAGCCTAATAAGCCTTATATGAGGGAATCAGATAATACTAGAAACAAAGGTAAGAGCCCTATGGCTCCTATGACTGGTAAGAAATTATCAAAATAATAAAAAGCCCCCCAGAAATGGAGGGCTTTTTTTATGAGCAAAAAACAAAAGGGAGTTCTTATTTTAAGAAGCTTGCTGTAGATACATTCTTTCCATGTATGTGCCATATAACTTCTTGTGAGTTGTTTACAACTGCATGTTTTAATTTATAAGCTTTCCAGATAATCCTCCATGTCATATCATCAAATCCAAAAATATCTTTCTTCTCTAGATTGATAATAGCATCAAGGGCTTTCTTATTAAAAGCATATGTCATAGGCATTTTGTATTCTACATCTATGTTACCTCCTAAATCTTTAGCGTCTACACTATACACTTCTGTACCATTAAGTTGGAACTTAATTTCTGAAGACACTATATCTACATCAGGATTAGTTTTAAAGAAAGCAATTATGTTCTTTACATAATCTGATTTGTATATATCATCATCGTCCATCTTAATAAACAAATCATAGTCCTCGTAGTTCTCAACAGCTTTAATAGCTGCTATGTTATTAAAATGGGTATGATTATTTTCTGTAATAGATATAGTAATGTCATCTAAATCATTTATTAATAACAGTGCATCTAATGGCATCTCTGATGTAATGTTTACGCTGTGTTTAATTTTTTTAACACTCTGGTTCTTTACACTAAGAATACACTGTCTTAACATGTAAGGTCTGTTGTAAGAGGATGTAAATACTAATACTTTCATTAGAACAAATGTTTCCATTTTTCAAAACTTCCCCAATACGGATGGTCTTGATAGATTCCTTCTTTAAGATAGATGCTATTATGAGATGTAAAGTGATAACCATGATTGATGTGAATAGCAGGATTTACACACTCCCATTGATGTCTATTATTTTGTTGTTCCATTAATCCACTGTTAGTTATTAATGCATTCTCAAAAATAGATTCGCAATGCTTTATTGCATCATCAAATCTCATAGTCATTTGGTGGAAAGGTTCATGCTTGGCACCTTGTGGTTGGTAACCGTCTTTATTAATTCCCATATAGTTCATGTTAGTCCAAACTTCACCTGCACCAAACTCAGGATAATCAAAGTATCCTTCTGGATATAATACATCATGTTCTAAGAAAGATACATACGTATAGTTATTAACTTGTCTAGCGTTGTATAACAGTTGCATAACTTGCAACAATTGATTCAAATGAGAAGATGTTTTTGTCCAAGCTATATATTCTGTAAAAGGATTAGAAGGCTCATGATACCACATACATGTATATATATCTGCTTTTTCTTCTGCAGCTTTTTGAATAGATGCTAAAGATGCTCTGATAGCAGGATAGATAACAGGTGTATCATTGTTAGAATAAAATATGCCTAATCTATCTTTTTTAGTTTTAGGATAGACAAACAATTGATGTTCTTTTACGCTATGTGTAAAGGTGTTACCATCTATCTCCATGTCTACAATAAGTTCTTTAACGTTTCCTGGAGAAGGATCACCAATAATATCATTGGTTGCTCTAATGATTAACGCATTGTTTTTAACTTTAGATTGTAAAATACTTGTACAATCAACACCCCCATAAGTTGCGTTTATTATTTTCATATTTTTATATTGTGTCTTCTTTTAAATACGGTGGACCAAAAGTTGGTACATCCTGTGTGGTAATATTTTTCTTCTTCGTTTGATGCAAAAGATTCTTCAGTGAGATACCAAGGCATATGTTTTGCTGTATAAGGTTTAGGAAGTCTGCTACCATAGTAGAATTTATCTCCATGATCCCATCCTAGAGTTTGTCTTTTTCTGTCATACATAGCAAACGTAGTGTCTACTCCTGCTATATAGTTTCCTAAAAAGTCTTTATCTCCCCAATACTTTAATTCACAACCTATTACATCTTTTCCATAAGGTGTATCTGGTAAATCATCTATATCTAAAGACAAACCACATTTAGTTATATCTTTGTTTTCTAACCCTTTTATTAACACCTCTGTGTAGTCTAGAGGAACATTAGATATATCTAAATCATGATCTGTTACAATGTAATACTCATCATCATACTCTTTAAATAGTCCTGAATCCCAAAAAACCCTTTCGCCATACCTTTGATTAAAAGTATGGACTTTGAAAGGGCAGCTTTTGTACCATTCTAATAACGGAGGATAGCTAGAACTGTTATCCAATAAAATAGGTTCACATCCTGTATCAGCTAGATTTTCAGCTAGCTTCTTAGGAATAGTCAACCTATTATACATTATTATGAATGCTTTTATTTTCATATTACCAGATTTGAATAATATCAAATGGTGAAACTAATATTGCACGGTCATCATTATCATTAATTGGAACTAGTGTAGCTTTGTTTAGAGCTGCTGGATCTGCTAATACCCAGTCTCCTGCTTTAATCTCTGTAACAATAGTACCAACTTGTAGCACCTTTAACTTTGACATCTTGTTAAGCAATTCTCTTTGTAATGCTTCTTTAGTGTTTTCATCTACAACAATCTTGCTTTCCTCATCTTGTGGAGGTAATTGTAATAACACTCTGTTTCCTAATAACTTTGCCATGATTATTTGTTTAAATTGTTAAATCTTGTAACGTCTTCTCCTTCTAAAAAGATTTGAGATTGCATTGATTCTCTTACTCTCTTCACTTCTAATTTGTTTGTTTTAAGATTTGGAGTTTGTATATCTCTAGAAGTTTCGTACATATCATCTAATAAAATGATAAGTTTTCCAGGTTCAGCACCTGCAATTGATCTAATAACTTTGTTTAAGTTAAAACATTCTGTAAAGGTGTTCTCACCTTCTTTTCTTGTGTAAAAGAATAAATTGCTCATTTGTTTTGGTTTACTTGTTTATAAAATTGTTTTGTTAAGTATTGTAACTGGTAGGTGTACACCTCTTCTGTTTCATCATTTAGCTCAATACCTGCCCATTTCATCATGTCTATTGTTACATGGAGTAGTTCATGTTGTACAATAGATGAGTCCTCAATATCTGAGAACCATATGATAGGAGGTTTGCCATTAGCTGTACCAAATGTTACAGCCCTAGCGTCTAAATTAGGACTCTTAATACTACTATCAAAGTTGGTAGTTATATACTTAGCAGCAAATGCTGTATCCTCTGTAACAATGATTTGTACATCTAAGTCAAATGTCCCAGCAGGGATTGTATACACCTTGTGATGAGGATCAACAGGCTTTTTGTCCATTGTCCAAACAGCTGTAGCTAACATGCATCCTATAGATACACCTATTATTATTGTCTCAGCTAATTTCATACTTTTGTTTTAAATGTTCACGTCTATTGTTTACTTCCTCATACCTGTACATATCACTTTCTACATTAGTATGTTCATCTAATGTCAAAAGTATGATATTTTCTTCATCTAATGCAGCTTGAGGATATTTTTCTTTTGGTAAAATGTGATGGAAGAATGCTGTTGACACACTACCTATTAAATAATCCCCACTAACCTCTGATTTACGAGGTCTTGTTTTCCATATACGCAGAAACAAATCCTTCATAGGATTAATCTCTGTAATAGGATGTTTATCAGGGACCTTCACCTTAAATCCTTTCGCAGAGGATAAAGGTTTTCTAGGTTTGTGCATAAAACAGTATTCTCCATCACATTTCTTACCACAGGTTTTACATGTAGCCATTACTTAAGACCAGTTGATCCAAATCCACCATCACCTCTATCTGTATCTGATAGGGCTGCAACTTCTAAGAATGCAATGTTATACACCTCATCTAGATAGAACTGTGCCACTCTATCACCTACATTATAAGGAAAATCTTCTCCTTCTTTTGTAGTGGTGAATATACATATCCACTCACCACGGTAATCAGAGTCAATAATACCTATGGAGTTGTTCATCACCCAGTGGTATTTAGTTAAGTTACTACGGGGAACTAATACAGCTTTATAACCTGTAGGAATTTCTGTCTTAAACCCTAATCCAACAACAACTTTACCATCATCTTTATGTACAATGGAATGTGCATACACATCATAACATGCTGCATCTAAACTTGCTCTTGCTGGAACAATAGTGTTGTCAGAAATCTTTTTAAATTTCACTTGTAACATCTTCTTCGATTTTAATTTCAGTTTGATTAATTTTGTTAATAATACTAGTCTTGATTTCATTGTAAAACTCTTCGTTGTCTAACAACATAGCTTTAAACTGGTCAAGATCATACTTTATTTCATTGAATGTGAATGTCTTACCATACTTCCTACCAAGTTCAAACTCATTAAGAAGTTCCATAATCTCACCCACCTTATCAATACCCTCACCATATACAATATCAAATGCATGTAGCTTATAAGGAGAACTCATCTTGTTCTTTACAGCTTTCACCTTGGTAATATTACCATAGTTTACATCACCTTCCTTAGCTAAGCTCTTGCTCACTTCTATTCTTACATCAGTGTAAAACTTCAATGCATGACCACCCTGAGTTGTTGTAGGGTTACCAAACATGACACCAATCTTCTCACGATATTGACTTACAACAATAACACATACATTATGTTGTGATAGGGCACCTTTTAGTTTTGGATATGCATTGCTATTCAATCTAGCTTTGTAACCGATAGTGCTATCACCCACATCACCATCTAATTGTTTCTTAGGAATCAATGAGCTATCAGAGTCAATGATAACAAGATCAACATCTCCTGTTTGAATCATTTCCATAGCAATGTTAAAACCCTCCTCACCGCAGCTTGGTTGAGCAATTAACATCTTGGTAGTGTCTACACCTAGAGCTTGGAAGTATTGTTTATCTACAGCATGCTCGCCATCTATATATAACACAGTGCCTCCTTTCTTTTGACACTCTGCTACAGCATGACCACAAATTGTAGACTTACCTGAGCCTTCCCAGCCCATTAGTTCATACATCTTACCTTTTACAAATCCTCCAGTTCCTAAAGTGATATAATCAAAACCAATACTCCCTGTACTGATAATGTCATACTCACCATCTGTTTTGCTTTCTAGTGTTAGGATTGTTCCTACACCGTAAGCTTTGTTTAATTTCTCAAGGGCTTCTTGATATTTACTTTTGCCCTCTGAGGTTTCCTTTGCTTTTGCCATAATTGTTGGTTTTATAGATACAAATTTACGAATAATTTTACAAAATAAAAAATAAAAAATAGCCCCAGTATAGATATACCAGGGCTTTCATAATCAAAACAGAACACAGAACACTATATTTTTTTCTCTTCTTCTAGAAGAGTATTACCTTTTTTTCTTGGTTTGGTATATGGACAGTGTTTACACCCGTTTGCACAACATTCACCACGTTGGATGAGAAACAGAGATGTAAATACAACTCTATCTCCCTCCAAGTAGTAATGTTTATCTTTTATGAGTTCTTTCTTTTCCATTAGATGTTCACTTCACAAGCACCACCTCCGCAAGCTTGGATAGCACCAAAGTCTACAGTATCATCTATCTCCATCACCTTTGTTAAGTCAATGGATTTCAATGATTTAATGCGGTTGTTGTATTCCTCTTCTGTGATGTCTTCAAAAGGAGCTTGTTTATACGTACCACCAAAGAATGGTAATACAGATAAACCATTATACACCTCTCTATTGTCCCACATCCAATTACCTACAGCTTCCCACTCATCTGCAATAGAAATAGTAGCACTTACGTTGTGTGTATTGGCTCCATTGCTATGACCTGGTTTAATCCATTCTGTAGAGAACTTCTTAACACGCTCTAATGTATCTAGTGGAGACTCAGTTCTAAATATAGATCCTTCAGGAGCTTGAACTGGAATGCGTACACACACTGTATCCTTAGGACGTAATACATCATCTTCACATAGTTCAGGATGGTTAATCTCTAAGTACATAGCAATGTCTTCATTCTTGTTAAATCTCATTGTACGTAAATAGTGAGGAGCATGCCAAGCATGTATACCACTAGCTGTACCTAACACCAATGATGTTGTACCAGAAGGTTTAATACATGTAATACGAGCTGCTTCATTAGTACCAATAAGAGCTGATAGATCTCTGTTCATTGTTTTAGCTGTATTAGCCACTAGTTCTAGGTCATACTTCAAGATTTCTCCTGAACCAATACCAGTCATACCAATACCCAATAGAGCATCTTTCTGTGTAGTCTTTTGCCAGATAGGACGTAAGTAGTGAAAGTCAAAGAATCCTGCCTGTAATGTACCAAAGAATGAAGCAATTGCCACTCTTTCATTAAGATCGTCTTGATCCTTGATATCAGATACATTCACCTCACATAAGTTACAGAATTGGAATGGACGTAAGCCGATCTCACAACAAGGATTAGTTCCCCAATCTAGGTCATTAGTCCAATAGATTCCTGGTTCACCACTTCCTGATGCTTCAATTCTTTTCCATAGGGCTTGGAATTCTTCTTCACTCACCTCACCTCTTTTAAGGACAGCTGAGTTATTACTTCTACCACGCTGTTCATTAAGCTCCCACCAGTTACCATACTTACATGTAATCATTTCCTCATCATCATGGCTGAATAGGCTAATCATAGCACTTCTTCTAATACCACCTGCAAGGACACTGTTAGCAATGTGACACATAATATCATGGCATTCTAGAGGAGATAGTTTACTACCATCTTCTTTACGCTCCATAATAGCATCAATGTGAGCTAATGCAATCTTTAATGGTTCAGGACCAGGTGCTTTACCACCAGCTGTTACCAGTCTAGCTCCTTTCTCACGAATGGCTCTAAAGTCAAACTTAGGCTTATAACCACCCTCAAAATAGAACTTAACTAACACCTTCACAGCATCAGCCCATCCCATAATACTATCCTCAATAAGATAGTTCTTTTGTTTGTAGCTCTGTTGCTTCTTAATAGCTGGTAATTGAGCTACATGGTGCTTCTGTACAGAAAAACCAACACCTGAACCACCTAATAATAAGAACATAGTCTCACTGAAGCTATACAGACTATCCACTGGCAGATAAGCACAGTTATATCCCCTAGCGTTATTTACTTCCATAGCTGGACCAGCAAACTGAAGAGCCCTCATAGATGGTAACACCTTCTTATCTCTGATAAACTTGGCACTCTCTATAATAGCATCTTGTAATTTAGGATATTTCTTGATCATCATTGTCTGATATCTATCTACTATCTCATCCCAGGTTTCTCTTCTCTTTAGTTCTGGAACATACTTTGCATACTTACTAAAAATCGTTATTTTACTTAACGCATCTAATCCTAAATCCATGTTTTGTTTTGTTTTTAATTAGTTAAAAAAAGGGGGTTGCAAATGTACAACCGCCCTTCTTATAAACCAAGACATTTCAAAAATTCTACTTAACTAAATCTCTTATTTTCCAACCAAGTTCTGCATCATTAGGATGCTTTCTAACTAGATTAGTTATTTCCTTTTCAAGAGTCATAAGCTTCTCTATATAGAGCGTTGCATCCATTAGTTCTTCCTGCAGATGGTTAAGAAAATTGTCCTTATTGTTAGTTTGTAGAGTGGTGCCATACTTATTGATACCTACAGCACTTCTAATCTCATACTTACGGACAACTTGGTCAACTATACTATCTGTCATAACTTATTGTTTAAGATTTCAAATGCTTTTTCAACAGCTATTTTCTCAACTTCCTTTCTTGTAGGCTGCTCACCAGTGATGTCACCTATGGTGTATTTGAATTCCATACCACCAATTAATATATTAGGAGTAATTCCAATGTATATCTTGTTGGTATCAAACACATCAAATAATCCTCTAGGCTGTACATCTATGAGCTTACCTATCTTATCATTATCAATAGTTGTTTGACGAGCATATTCTTTGAAGTTCTCTGGAAGATTATCATCCTTCAGAGACTCTAACATGCTATTCAAATAATACTGCTTGATAACAATAGCTGCTTTGTCATACTTTTCTAATAGTTCTAATCCTGTCATAACGAATTTGTTTTATTTAGTTCTTCATATTTGTTCTGCCACCAGTCCCTCTCAAAATCAAATTCTACACAATCGGTTGTATTTTGATCATTCTTAATACAATCCTCGTATAGAACAGCATTCTTTAGAGCTTCCATTTTACAGAACAGAATGGTATTTTCTATACCAAACTTCTTTACTAGTTCTTCTAACACTTCTTTGTTATACATTTTCTTTGATTTTATCTAGGTTAAGAGTTTCATAGTCTTCTGAAAAACCAGACCAAACTTCCATATCATCATCAAATACTACATCAAACTTTTCTTCCCAGAACTGCTTTAAATCTTCTGTCTTATTAAAGACTCGGTATTGAAGAGAGAGTTCATCTTTTTGGAAGCCATGTTTGTTAATTTTGATAATTTTAGGGAAAATCTGCTGGAATTTGGTAGAAGTTTGGGAATATTTGCCCTGTTTTACCAATTCTATATCAGGCATTAGCCTTGGATTGATTTGATAAACTACAACAACATACCCCTCTTCATAATCATAATCATCAATGATTTGTTTTGTACGTTCATACTCACTGTCTAGAAACACCTTAAACTTATCTAGATCTTCAGGCTTAAATAAAAGATAAACAGAATCCTTGTATTGTACATCTTTTCTGATATCTTTTATAAAACCATTGACGAACCCATTAGTTTTTAGTTTTTCTTTGTCAATACTGAATATTGGAACAATGAATATAGTGGTAATCGTCTTTATTGTATCCATTAGCCTAATTTTACTAACCCGTTATTTAAATAATTCTCTTTTGAAATATTCCATTTATCATTCTTGATAGCCCATTTGAGGTCATCAACAAGACTTTTAACACCAGGATACTTTCTTCCTTTGTGCTCAAATCCTTGTTCAGCATCTTGGAATGACTTATCATCCATTGTAAATACTAATGGACATGCATAGTTTGTGCTGTCACATACAATAAATCTAGGAGGTAATATCTCATATCCTACAGCTACTAACTCATCAAACATTTGCTTTGCTGCATAGAAATACAAATAGCCCTGTATATAAGCTCTACGATAGAGATAATACTCTTCATAGAAATTCTCTACGGACCATGTGCATTTAAGATCATACACCTGGATTGTCTTCTCTGTATGGTCAACAATCACCTTATCCATCATACTCTTGAACATATGTCCATATACAACATATCCTTCCACTTGGAGCTGATTATATACATTGTAGCGTGAACTATTAACTAGGTTTACAATTGGTGCTGTAAAGTCATTAGTCTTAAGCTCTTCTACAATCTTCTCTGCATTGGTTATATCCTGTGTAGTAACGACAGTTAAGCCCTTGCTTCTCACCTCACGGATTTCTTTGTAATAGATTTCTGCATCAGATCCTATGAATTTAGCAAGAACAGCATCAAGCTTAATCTTGAATCCAGAATCTACATATGCATCTTTCATGATGTCTTCCATCTCTCTTGTAACTACACCATCTTCATTTGTAGCTGCAGCTGTATGTCTATACAATGCTTCTACAAATTCTAGCATAAGATTGGTTGGTGCACTAGTGATGGTTGACATATAAAACCTCTCATCAAAGAGTTCTGGTTCCATAAGTTGTGTCTCTACCAGTCTACCAATAACTGATGCTGCTGTGTCTTTCTCTTCCACCTTCTCATTTAGGACATACTTCTTGTGGTATTTCTTTCTGTCCATGGAAAAGTCCTTCAAGCTTGATGAACTGTCCATTACTACAGCCCTATAAGCTGCTTCTGTTCTGTTTGGTCCTTGTATCATTTAGTGTTTGTTTAAAAGATTCTATAATATAGGGATGCATTGCTCTCACCTCCCTTGGTACTCTTTGAAAGAACCATCTCACCTCTAGTTCATAAGGATCTCCCTTATCATCTACATTCTTTGGATGGATTAACCAGAAATAGTGCTTCTCTGAGTTATACGTAATATATCCCTCATGCCATATCTCTGTGAACGATGGTTCTTTATTGATTGTTATCTCTAAATCACTCATTTTTTCTCTAATTTAGTTTTTACATCATGACAAGATTCACATAATACCTGTAGATTATCTAGTTCACAGAACAGACGCTCTACAAATCCTGATAAGTCCTCTTTACAGTTAAGACTACCTGCAGGCTTAATGTGATCTACGTTAATTTGTTTTTCTGGAAACCATGCTTTACAGCTATTGCATTGATACTCAAACTTTTGTCTCTTACTGGGACCTTTATATGCCCTACGAGCTTTCATCTTGCATTCTGTAATAGGTTTCCACCATCTAGATTTCTGTCTCAAAGCACTCCTAATGAAGCTCCAAAATGCTGATTCTGTCATAGTACCAGCATTTCTCACCTTAACAGACTTAGCTCTAGGTATTTTTGCTCTTCTCTTTGTTGCGTTCTTTTTCATAAGCTTAATATAAGACCAGGGATTTTAGCCCCTGGTCCTACAAAGTTAATCAATATTTACGATTCTCTTAGAGATTTCTTGTCTTATTTCATCAAGACTCTTAACAATTTTAAGTACTTCTACAGCAGATAAAGCAGGGAGATTAAACTCATACTTCTTAGCTTCTGCAATAAAACCTTCTCTAGCTTTTGTACTTAGATTTTCCAATTCGCGAACTGCATAGCTCTCATCAAGCTCCATTGTATCAAAGTCTAGATCATGTAAGATGGTTGTTGCTTCTTCACGAGGAACAGTCATAATTGGTAAATACTCATAGCATCTACCTTTACTCTCACCAATACCTACAACCTTCATTGGATTGATAAGTACAAGCACAGATGTGTCACCACAACCTACATAATGAATCTCATCAGATGTGAAGTGTAAACCTTCAGCACCACAATCATCAGTATTCCATCTACACTGCTCCATAGGCATGTTCACTGGTCTACCAATTCTGATGTCAAATGTTCTTGTGTGAGCATCTGTAAATCTATTCTCTGCTCTATTAGGCAAATCAAGATAGAGTTCAGTTAGGTTACCAATCTCTTCACCATAATTAGATTTATCATATTTGTAAACTTCACCTGTACCATCACACTCTGGACAATCACAGCTATCTTCATCATAACAATCATAGTCTTCATCATATTCATCAGCTTCACAAGGAACTGTTCCTGAACCATCACAATATGTGCATGTTTCTTTTTCTTCAAATATAGATTTGTGAACCATTTTGTATTGACCATCTTGTAAGAATACTAAATAGTCAGATGGGTTCTTCTTCCATACAGCTTTAGTCTTGTTGTAAGCATTGCTGATGAATTGTACTAGCTCTGTAGATCCATGTAATGTTACAACGTTACGCAATGCTACAAAGAATCCTTGCTTAGTGATACGGAAGCTATTCTTCTTTAAGAAGTTGTATAGCTTGTCAGCCACCTCAGCTCTTGGATTTAAGCAACACCACATAAAGAAACGCTTAAGAGATTGATACTCTTCGTCTTGCTGGATAAGCTCATTTACCTCATCTATTTCTCTATCTGTTACATTGTCCATAGAGTTGTAACTGTGAAATCCAATGATGCGTAAGAACTCATCTACCATCAAAGGTGGGATGCTTCTGTTGATTCCCTTGATATAAAGAGATCCGTCTTTCATCTGAAAATCATCAAACTTAGCTAGATACTCAACACCTTTCTGAATAGCCTTAGCTTTCTCATATGCAGCCTGTGCTTCCTGCTTCTCCTTTAGTATATCTGGAGAACCTACAAGGCTCAATAAACAAGCTTCTGTCTTACATTCTCTGGCATTATTAAAGTCTTCTGCTGTAGCTTTAGACTTAGTAATGATAGAACCATCGTTAAGCACCACTGTAAGCACATCATTCACAATCTTAATGTTGGAATAAGGCTTAGGGGCAGGTACACAAACTGGTGCAGTGGGTGCTACCCATGGATTACTAACCCCTATTGTGTAAGTAGAAGGTTTCTCTTGTTGATCCAATCTTTCTAGTGTCTTCTCTAACCTTTTAAGCTCAATCTCATGTTGTAATTCATCTAATTGCTTTTGTTTCTGGCTCTTGAACCAGCTTAAACTGAATAGTCCCATTTTGTTTTGTTTTTTGTTTTAAAATAATGTATTAAAATTGGAAATATATTGCTCATTTGGAGGGAAAATGCATGAAATTTTAGAAAAATTCATGCAAATAAGCAATATATTTCCTTTTTTGTTATAAATTCTCTACCAACTGCTCTACAGAAGCTTCTGTTAACTCTTCTACAACCTCTTCGTTAATACGAATGTTGTAGTGTTTCCAGTCAATTCTATGTCCATGATACTTGAATAGATCACGAAATGCACTGATTATCGGAGAGTTATCATTATCATAACTCTGTATTTTGTCTGACATAGCTTCAATGAATGGTAATCTTTCTAGAAGGTTCTTCACTTCCACATACTCATGATATATCTCCATATCAAATAAGTTGTGTGTTTGAGCCACTTCTAGCATAGCTAAATGCACTGTAGCATTACCATGGCAATGATGTTCATTCTTGTAGTCATTTAGTTTTTTCATCTTTTCATATAAATCTGTAGAGATGAGACTTATTTTTTCTCTTCTAATGAATGATCTACTAAACTTATTATGTAATTCATTAATTAGATAGGCTGTTAGAATTCTCTTGAATGGTTTGTTTTTACCTTCCATAAACTTGCTTAAAGGGATTAGATTGTGTATATTAATGGTAGATAGTGTCTTAAGCTCTCTCTCAGAAAATACAGCTAGTTCTATCTTACTCTTATTGATAATTGAATATAGTTTGTCCATAGTAGCAATATCTGCCTGGGTACCATAGATAACAAGCTTGTTATACTTATGCATTTCAGCAAGGCCATAAATCTTGCTAACCAGTTTAGAATTCTTACCATCTACACTTCTTTCTAAATCCACTAATTGTCTACCAATCACCTCACCTTCTAACTTAATACGTCTCACCTTTGTTCCACCAACAGTAACAGTGATTCCCTTTTGCTTCTTCCTAGAATCTAGGAAAGCTTGTGGTATTACCATTTCATCAAGGTTGATGAATGTCTTTGTAAGAGAAGCTAATACAGTTTGAAACTCTGCAATAAGTTCTCTCCACTCAGTTCTTGGATAATTCTGTAAGTCAAGAAGCTTCATGTAAGTATCATAATCATTCATCCTTGTAAGACTACCCAATTTAAATGTCTTCACTTTTCTAATGAAATATGCATGTCTACCTCTTGGGGCTATACTCTTAATATAATCCTTCATAGCACCACTAATCTTCTCAGAATAAAAATAGTGTGGTTCATCATTCCTGTTTATAATATCAACACCAGTTCTCCAATAACTCTTCACTTGAGACATTCTACCATTGTAAAGCTCAAACTTCTTATCATACTCACCAAGAATGTATTCTCTGTTTCTGACAAGTTTTTGTAAGTCAAGCTTCTTTAGACTGCTCACTTTAGGAGAAGCGATTAGAACAGTACCGTGTTTAACTATATCAGTTAGATCAAAGTTATGATTATCCTTACCAGGAACATTAACATATCTTCTGTTTGTAGCATGATATCTCAATACAGCCATGAAATCATCAGAATCAGCAACAGTTTCATTGTATTTGGTAATAAAATGATCAACCATCTTACCAATCTTAGCCAGGATGATATCTTTTGCTTCCTTGGTATATCTGATGGATTCTCTGTTTGGTGTAGGGAACAAACCATCTGTAAGACTGAATCTCAAACCTACAGGAATAGATATTCTATCAATACCTAACTTGCTGAAATCCAATGGATAATACACGTTATCTAAACAAACATGTAAATAGCTATCTCTAGATAAGCTAGAAGCTTGATAGTACTCAGATCTATGGATGGTGAAATCATTCTTCACCTCATTATCTAGTACATTGAAATATACATTCTCAAAATAAGCTAGCTGTTCTCTAATTTTACGTACAAAATCATGTCTGTCGTAATAGTCAACTGGTATAGTTATCTTAACACCGTTTGGCTGATCTGTGGGAGTCTCATGAAGTAAATCAATTGAATTAACTTCTTCTCCCTCATACATCATGTATTTTCTTTCCATTCCATTTTTCCTTGCAGTGAAATAGAAGGTAGATGTGTATGCTAGTGGGGCCTTGAAACCAAGACCCATCATGCCTAATTCTGTGTTGCTATCACGTTTTGTACTCTTACCGTATTTGCTGATGATATTAACTACATCATCTGCATCTAGACCAATACCAAAATCCTCTACAGAGAATTCATAGTTATCATGGTTATTCCTATTAAGGCTAACGATGATTGGTTTATCAATACCTGCTCTTCTGTGACTGTCTAATGCATTAGAGGCACACTCACGAATAGTGGAACCTATTGCATCTGAATATAAATTCTTACTTAACATTTGCATTAGCACCTGAGCTGAGTCCAGATCTAATGACATTCCAATTGATTCTTGTGATTCTCCTTCTTGTAGGATAGTTGCTTCTGTCTGTTTTTCTAGTATCATGATTAGTATTTTACGTCAATGTTAAAGTTTTTTAGTGCTTCTTTTGCTACCATAATTTCTTCTATGTCTTTTTGACTTGTAATGTTTTCTCTGTTTAATTTCATTATTCGTGTGTCTCTTGGTGTGTTAACATAGCATTTCCAAAATCTATTTAACTTAAGAGGTTCTGTAGGTTTTCCTTCAGCAACTAATTCTGCTGTTTTTACGTTAAAACGTTCCATACAATGCTTAACAGCATTAGGCATGTAATACTGAACAGTTCCTCCCATTCCTCTTCCAAAATAAATACCTAATGAGAAATCATTACCATTAGCAATAGCAATGAGGTCTCCCTTTTCAATTGTTTCTCCAAATCTAACGTTGTACATAGTGTTTGTGTTTTTAGAATGGCACTTTTTCTAGCCAATCGATTTCTGTATTATTGTTTTCTTTTAGTATCTTGTTTAGCTTGGTGAATACACCTTCTGTATCCCAATCAGTTTGCTTGTAAGAAGCACTGGCTGGATGACTTACAGTGAATGACCAACTAAACGGTGGTACATATCTCTCATACTTGGAAGCATCTTTCCCTAAGAACAGAATAGGCACTCCTGTATAGGATAGAACCTCTTCAAATAGATACTTAGTAAAAGGTTCCCAGATATCAATATGTGAACCTGCTTTGTTGATTTCAGTGGTTAAAGCTGCGTTATACATAAGAACTCCTTGTTTAGCCAAATAGGTAACATCTGGATTCTTTAGTATAGTGAGGTTTAATCCCTGATACAACTCTTTTTCTATTCCATCATAGAACTTTGTTAGAGATGGCTGCAATATACCTGTTGTAGAACAACCCATCAACAAACCTTCTGCTATAGGACTACCATTCTTTAATGTGTGGTAAGGACACATACCCACCATAACCATCTTTAGGTCATCTAGTGAAGTCTCTAAAAAGCATCTATAAACATTAGGAGAAAGAGGAGCAATCTTCTTGCCCCTCTGACTCTCTGATTTTAGGAATTTATAGATGTTATCACAAGCTTCACTTTCAATGAATGGCTGTATAAGTCTATGCCATGATGGGTGAAATTGTGATTCAAATTTGTTCCAATTCATATTAAAATATTGATAATTGTGTGAACTCCTCTATTTCTTGTTGTGTATCTCCACTCATAGCCATGATTGATGCTGCTTTAACTACAGGTGGAACTAATATACCACTGTTGTTAACAAAGAATGAATGTGCTTTGATGTGACTACTCATCCAGTTTGCAGGATGTGTTTCCTTCATAGCAAATGTTGTGTAGTTATATAACTCCCATAAGCTATCAGGTGCACCATAATCATGTGTAGGGCTATTTAATTCTCTGGTAATAATATTCAATTGTGTAGATGTAATAAACTGCTCTTCAATCATCATTCTACCAATCAATTCAGCTTTAACACGCTTAGTAACTTCCACCTGCTTCATTTGATCTCTCTGGAACTGAATAGTTCTAAAGCTTTCTCCTGCAGCTTTGATGTATTCACTAATAGCATTTGGTGTAAATGATTGTATTTCACCTACGTGTTTCTTCTTAAATGCACCATAATCACCTGATACACAACCATTCTGACAAATCATAATGCGTGTACCTAGGGCAAACTTTAATGTAAGTTGCTTGTTGTAGCTATTCTGCCAGCCAATCTCTAATTGCATCTCACTATCCATTACATTCTTGATAGTAAATCTACCATTAGCAATCTGTCCTTGTTGAGCTGCTGAATAAGTTTCTCTGTCTAATACAAACCCAGCCTTCTGAATGCCATCCATTGTAAGATCAATCAATTGACCGTGGCTAACTGGTTTGTAAGTTCTTGTCTGTGCAGGAATATCTGCTGCAAGAATCAATTCTTTCGTTGTGTTGTAGTTCTCAGTAGTCATACTCTTCTGTTAATTTGATTTCTGTTTTAAAATATTTTGATAATATACCTTCCAGGTTCTCAATACCAATGCACTCTATCTCATCTCCTTCTGTTGTTTCAAGAAATTCTATTTCGCTTTGAATAGCTTCTTTTAATTCATGCAGTGTCATAAAATGTGTTTTTGTTTTAAATAAGATTCTATTGATTCCAAACCATGAGCTTTTGCTAAATCAGCCCAATCTTTAATTCCTTCTGCTAGATACTTACGGGGAACATTAGCATAATCAAAATCAAATAGCTTGGTAATCTGTTGTGAGTTAGTTACACCTGTAACATCGCTATCAAAGCTGAGGATTTGTCTGTCAGAATTAGCTTTAAGATATTCTAGGTTCTCTGGAGAGAAACATCCAACACCTTCATTCTGTACAGCACAACTACATGGAAAGATCTTTTTCATAACCATATAGTCTTTCTTACTCTTGTTGATGAATGCAACATTACAATTCTTTATGTCCTCTTTACCATCCATAGCGGTGATAGGAACATTATTAGGCAACCATTTAGTTTTCTTATCTCCAAACGGTGTGTAAATCTTCCAATGTCCATCATAGAAATAACCAAACCTCATTTCCTGACCATTAGTGTAGAACAAACTTTTGTTCAAATACACCTTCTTGATAGAATAGACGTTGTTACTCTTTAGGTCCTCTATATCTATATGATATTGATTCCAATAGGCTAACTCCTCTTGTGTAAACTTCTTTGTAACCACCTGGATGAGAGAATACCTCTTAACAGCTTCAGGTTGTTTGTATTCAGCTGTTATTTTCTTGTATTCCTCTGTACCCTTGGTAGTTATTCCTAGTCCAAAATCTCTGTCTATAAGCTTTAACACATCATTCATACTAGATAGATTGTGTAGGAGCTTAACAAACTCAAAACAATCACCTCTTTTACTGGTATCAGCAAAGTCAATAAATGATATAAAACCCCTTTTATTCCCTATTACAAAGGAAGGATTGTTCTCATTCCTGAATGGAGAGAAGGTCACTCTGTTAAGCTTCCATGTCTTATCAGGCATATAGAACCTAAATATATCATAATCAGTTATCTTATCTAGTACGGACTCTGGTGTAAGCTTTGTTCTTCTTTTTCCGTTTATCATATATATAAAGTTAAAACCCCCCACCTTTTTACAGATGAGGGGCTTTTATAGGGGGAGGGGACAAAATTAAAAGTCGCTATCATCTTCTTCTAGCACCTTATCAGAGGCTACAAGATTATCATCCGCGTTATACTCTGCTAAGTCTCTAAATGTATAGAATTCTTTACATCCATACTCACCTGTAATGTTTAACACAAAACGCTCATGAGGCTTTAGATCTTTAGATTTCTTCTCACGTAATCCTTTAAGGATTGTAGAGCTACTGAAATCTACTAGTCTAAATTGCTTCAATGTATAAGCAGGTAGGAATCCTTTGTTATATACACCCTGATATTCTTTAATGTCACCATCTTTCTCAACAGTCTTCACTGTAGCTAAAGCAACAACACTTGTACACCATTCACCATTGATTTGGTCTCTTAGGTCTTTAACATTACCCTTCATAAGCTTGCTCCAGTCTAATTGTAGAGTGGTTTCAGCATCACGATAATCTAAATTACCTAACCATGTACGCATGAAATTGTAAAGGTCTTCTTCACCCATATAAGCTACACGAACTTCACGCTCTGTAAACCATTTAGGGAGATTGTTTTCATCATCAGCCCAAGAACAACTACCAACAGAGTTGATATATTGCTTCTTAGTACCATCTTTGTTTTCTCTTTCTTTGTTCTCAAGGAAGAATACAGCTTTAAACTTATCCTTACTCTTAACTTCTTCAAGCCAGATGTCCACACGTAGTGTTTTGTTACCATCTTGACTTGTTCCCAAATAGTCAGCTGCTTTGCTGTCTTCTTTAAGTTCAATACCTAATTTGTCTTTGAACTCTTCAATTGTTGGGTTAATTGCAATCACATTAGCTTCAAATAAACCTACCTTCTTTGAGAAGTTTGATTCTCCACTTGATTGCTGTCTTTTGTTTCCACCGATTCCTGACATTGTTTTTCTAGTTTTAATTGTTATTTATAATATTCGTCAATTGTGTCTACTACAAGCTGTAAGTTATTTGGAATCTTGATGTCAGCAAACATACCATCTGGACTCTTTGCTGGATACTTCTTGAATCTGTTAGTTACAAAATTATATGTGGCTGTGCCATCTTTTGACTCTTCCACGTGTGTATATAAACAGATGGTTAATAATCCTTCCAATACAATTTGGTTGTCAATTAACTTACCTGCTGTCTTAATCTTGTATCCTACAATCTCACCTGAGTCTTCAATAGTCTCTGGGTGTGTAAAGTAGAACACTTTAAGATCATTTCTTAACTTTCTTGCTGTTCTAAATAGTTCTACCATGTCCTTAGCCATTAAGCTAAATTTGGTAAAGCCCACTTGGTCAGCTTTTGATACAATATTGAAACCCATAATGTAATTAGAGTCTTCAATAATAACGTTCTTGATGTGTGGTTGCCCTTCTGATATCTTCACTAACTGTTGAACGATAGCGATGGCATCATCCATCTCTTTGTAATTCTTGTTCTCAGCATTGTATAGCTTTTCTGCTCCTTTGAATGGAAGCTCTTTCTTTGCTACGTTAATGATGAATGTTTCTTTGTGGTCTAAATGTTTCACTGATGTTGACTTGCCAGTCCCTGTTGGACCAACAATACCAATTAATTTGCTTGCCATGTTTAATATTTAGTTATTTGTTTGCTCCAAAGATAAGGTAATTTCCTGAGATTTCAAAATATTTTTTTGAGGTTTTAATAAATCTGGATTAGCAACAATTTCTTCATAATACTTATCTGCATCAGCTTTGTGAGCAAACCATTTAACAGCTGAACCATCTAATCTAACTACATACATTGTACCGCTTCCTGGAGTGGTTTCTTCTAATAATTCTAAATTCATAGATACTTAATTTTTGATTTGTCAAAGAACTCAAGAGCTTTCTTGAGCCATTTTAATTCCACTTCCTCATTAGAAGATATGATGTATATATGGGCTTTCTTGTCTGGAGTGTTGTATTCCATAGCCATACATCTATTAATCTTCTGAGCAAGGTTTTCTGCATTACTATCAAAGTAATTGATAATCACCTTGTTAAGTGGTTTGTAAGTTACACCTGTGTTACCTATCTTAACAACAGCCAAATGATTTCCCTTACCTGCAGCAAAATCTGTAAAGATTTCTTTCTCCGTAGATTTACTGTGATAGGAAGGAATACCAAGTGTGTCAGCTATTTTAGTAACACCACAAAATACCAAGATTCTATCTTGCTTGTATTTAGCTAAGATTTCTCTTGTCTTCTCCATTTTAGCTACACTGTTCTGTATGATTCTCATTCTAGCTAGACGTAGGAACATTGTTGCTTTTCCTTGTCTTTCTAGCTGATCAATCACCCATGCATAGCTATCAAATTGTTTCTTCTCTGTACGCTTCTTCCCTTTATAATCGTTAATACGCTTATCATCCAAAGACACTTTTATCACAGTGATTTCATAGTCTGTAATAACACCTTCTGCAATAGCTTGTTCTATTGGATAGGTAGCTAATACATTCAGTCCAAGCTCCTCATTGAGGGTCCTTTCTGTATTACTAGCTAATGTTCCTGTAAGACCAAGCACACTTACGCATTTTAGCTCCTTTACAGCCTCTATTTGTGCTTCTGACAGCAAATGTATCTCATCTAGTATTACTAGGTCAAATACACCCCCTGTGTGCTTTTTAATAGATAAGTGTGTAGTGTACGTTATGTAGGGATTCTTGTATTTTCTAGTCTTGAAATCAGCTTCCCAAGCCTCTTTAATCTTAAGATCTGGATAGGCTATCAGGATGTTGATATCTTTGTCTAGTTTCTCTAATATGTTGATAGTTGTATAGATCTTCCCAAATCTAGGACATAAGTTTAGAATACCAAACTTTCCATGTTTTAGGAACACCTCAGCAAACTCCTGTTGCCTCTTATCTCGTAAAGAGATTTCCTTTTTTGCCATAGCTTATAATTGTAGTAAATGACCAAAATAACCATTCAAAATTGATAGCCACGTATGGATCATATTTCTGTATGTTGTTCATAATACTAACTGTAGGCAATACTACAACCTGCCACCAATGGTCTTTTTTACTTGGTAGCGTGTTATATACTTTTGTTTTTATACTCATGTTTATTTGTTTAGGAAAAATGATTTATTCACGACTGCTGTATAATCCGCTTCTGTAATGTCTCTCACTCTAGGCAGTTCTTTGAACATACCAATGCTTCCTAAGAAGCCTAAGCCTATTCTAACATCATCTTCACCATAGCTATTCTTAATTAGCCTGAGAGATCTAAAATACTTGGCACCATATCCATCTTTTAGCTTATCTAATTCATAGCCTGATGGATCAGCCACTTTATATCTCATTGGGTCAAACAATCCTAGTACAACATCAGCATCATTCTGCGTGCTTGAACTCTCTGCAAAGTCTTCTAGTTGTGGTTCTACATCACCACTCTTTAATCTTGCCATGTTAGAAATGCTCCTATTGAACTGACTAACAACAACAGGACTATATCCATAGAAGTCTCTAGCATATCTGAGCTCATCACTCATCTTATCAATAGCATCTTTCTTTGTAGGCTGGGCTTGTGTAGTTTTTAATAAACCTATATGATCGATAACAACCATAGTGATTTCATTCTCATTTGTGGGGACATACTTCTTATTGTATTCATCCAGCTGCTCAATAGTTCCATTCTGTAAAGCATGTGCCTTTAACTCTTTGGCAATACCAACAGCATTCTCTGGACCATCAATAATTGTAATCACTTCGCTCATTTCTCCTATATAGTCTTCATACATTAGAAATAGATCATGCTCATCTTTGGTCATTCTATCATTCCAGCCCAACAGTTTATTAACTGTGATAGTTATACCATGATCGATGAATATTCTTCTACCTACCCATTTAGCCATCTTATAGGTTCTGCTTCTCTCCATGGATCTGTATATAATCCTTAGCTTGATGTTTGTTTTATTCTCTTTGCTTATATACCAATCAAATGGATTAAGCACGTATGCATCATCAATAAAGCTAGTCTTACCAGAACCTGTGAGACCACCTATAAGCGTATATATGGACTTTCTAATACCAATATATCTATTAAGTCTATCAAACCCCATAGGTATACCACCATTCCTACCCTCTAAGCCTGCCTGTACCTGTTTTTTTAAGTCTTCAAAACTCATAGATTACTTTTTTTCATATTCTTCTTTTGCTATAAACTCAACGTGTTCTTCGCAATCTTCACACCATGCATTATTTCTGTCCTCTATACAGTCAGCTGCAAACTCACCAGAGTTTACATACTGCCAAACTTTTATTTGAATAGAATCTGCTGATCCACATTCTTTACATACCAAAATTTCATTTTTCATATATCTGTACCTCCATTTGTAGGTGCTTTATCTTCCACATTATAGCCCTCTTTTAATAGGTCTATAAAGGGTTCAAAAGAACGCTGGTTTAAATAAGTGAGACTATTTTGCATGTATGTTAGCCTGTTAGTCCCTGTCTTTACAGAATTCTCTTTCTTTTGTAACACATCTAGATTCAATGAATCTATCAGGTCTTTTGCTGTATATTCTCCTTCCTCTAATATCTTATCAAACTTCAACTGACAGTCTTCCTTGGTCCTTTTCAATGTTCTACCACCTGAGAACTTCTTCCCTTTGTGTGTAAATGAATCTGTACCTGGAAAAGCTTTCCACCACTCTTCAAACTCTGATGTGATGTCAACCTTCTTCTGTATTCTAACAGTTGGTTCTTTGATGTTAATAAATTTTAGAAGCTCTTTACCTGTGAGCGTTAGTCCCTTTTCTGTTATCAATCCTTTCCTAACTAACGTCTGATAAAGAGCTTCTATCTTAATGTTATCAGTTCGTAATGCACGAACATCATAATTCTCTTCTATAAGCTTTAATAGGAATACAACATCTAGATTGTATCCTCTTTTAAGTAGTTCCTCAAAATGGAAGTACGTTATGTCTAACTTCATCTCTCTCTAAGATTTTATCTGTATCCACAATAAATATAGCTGCTGGCTCTCTAAACTTGTTTAACTCCTTCTGGATTTGTTTATCAAGCTCATAGCTCTCTTCTTGCAAATATACTAAATCTTTAAGAAATTCCCTCTCGAAATCTTCGTTAATTTTCAAGCTTTGGTCTTTCATCTTTAAAGTCTTTATTGTTCCAAAAGAAAGGGCATGTGAATGTCATAACACCAACTGAGTTAAATAGCTCACTTGTTATCATGCTCATTTCATATGGAGGGTCTTGAAAATAAGATTGTCCTAATTCTTCTTTAGGGCAAGTGTATCTGTGGCAGTGTAGTCTTAATGGACAACTACCACCATTGCATGCTGATATATCTGACATAATTAATTAGTTTTATATGATTCTTCTTCTTCCCAATCACAATGTTCTAAGCAATCTGGGCATATACCTATTTCAGGCATTGTGGTTTGTGCTCCACAGCATGTTGATGTTGCCATAGGTTATTTGTTTTTGACCATTTCAATTAGGTTCTTAAGACAAGCAAGTTCTGCTTCTTCATAAGCCATAAAATCTTTATGGGCTTTTATGATTCTACCATTTTGCAATATACTATAAAAATAATTATCTTTATCGCTATTATATACCCAACTAGTTAGTTCATACTTCTCTCTGAAAAATCTAAATGCTTGTTGAAATAAAGGTGCTTGTATACACTTATTAGTATCAATAGAAAGATTTCTATATATGAGCCATTTTAACTCTAAATCATCTACATCTAAATAATGTGCAGCACACTTCTCATTAAAGCCTAGTTCTTTAAGTTCTAACGCTTCTTGATACGGTAGAAATTCTTTTTTCATATTTATTGTTTTATTCAGCAGCCCAACCAAAGAACATCCATTTACCTGGTCTTTCTGTTGGTGCTTTCTTGTATGTAATCTTAGCTACTGTTCTATTACCTTTCTCAAGGCTCTTCTCCATACATATATTTGTAGGAGTTGTAGTTTTCTCTGTATAAGCTCTAGCTTTAGTAACAGCTTCACCTTTTGTATTACAAGAAGCTATCATTCTATCATTATGTGAATCGTACACTACATATTTAAGCACCCATTTCTTTGTACCTGGTGTAACAAGGTGCTCCACCTGAGATTTGGTTTTGTTCTTATTTCCAACAGGCTCTTGTAAGCAAATCGAACAACAGTCTCTTTTGTTTAATATTTCCACCTTAGAACGTACAAATGGTTCTAAGTCTAGTTTACTTCTCTTATACTCCTCTGTAATGTCTCTAACACTATGTGTAGTGCTGATTGTACCATTATATCCTTCCTGATGTCCATACTCTACTTCTGCTTCTTCACAAGCACTATTGTATGCATCGTTTAATGTTTTACCATATCCCGTTTGTTGAAACCAACTTGCTCCCATAATTGATTATTTTAATAATTTTTTAATTGCTTTTTTTGCTAGCTCTATTTTAGCAGCTTCTCTTAAATTGTCTGTAACATCCTCTTTTTTACCTACATAATAATTAACCCACACTCTGTTGTATTTTCCTTTATGTATAGCAGTTCTAGCATTTACATATACGTTATCAGGATATTTAGAACATTTTACTTCTAAAAAACAAACTTTCATCTCAATAACTTTCTTATAACACGAAAGAACATCCATCTTTTCTAAAACCTGTATGGCTTTTAATGGTTGTTTAAGTTCGTCTTGTAGTTTATTGATTTCAATTGTAAATATGCCTTTGTTTTCTATATATTTATCCTCAATCATATCTTTATAATCTCTTGATAGACCTAACATGATTATCTGTTTAAAATTTGATATAATTCTTGTTGTGCATCCCACTTAGAATAAAACGGACCACTATGTTTCTTTTTCTTAGGAATCATAGTAAATATCCACCAGTTAACTGTTCTATTATTAAGGGAATACGGTTGTTTTAAATGTACAGGTCTTATTATATATTTTTGTTCAGACATAACTATCCCTTTATACGTAATCCAAATTGTAAATCAAAAAAGTCAAATATGCTTTCAGCTTTTGACTTACTGCATTTAAACACCTTCTTTAATAGTGGTAATGCATAAGTTTTGAACTGATCGTGTTGCTCTTGTGTCAAGGTCCATTTATTGTACCATTCTCTTGTCATATAAGCCTCTTGCATTGATTTACCAATCATATCTAATTGATAATCAAGCAAGTGCTCTGAAATATTTTCTCTATTAATCTTTGCCATTATAATGTTAATTGATATCCGTTAATATGTCTATATGCAGGAAAACTCTTTAATTGGTTCTCTATTGATTCTCTAGACCATTCTTGTCTAGAATGTTCCACAGGTTTACCACCTTTAACCTCAGCAATAATGCATGTAGGACCATTGTCTTCTACTACTTGTTTTAGTTCTGGTTCATATGCTCTTCTGCTGGTCATAGTCATTCCCCATGCATCAATATAAAATTGTCTGCCTTCGAGTGATTGTGCTTGTATCATGTTAGATTCTTTTTATTATGTAATCATCGAATTTGTCTATATCAAAATTACTATTAATCTCTATAAAGAATTTTACATAAGCACAATAGTAATTTGATGCTGAAGGATATGTATATCCATTCTCTTTGCAGTCTTCTACTACTAGATCTGCTGCTATTTTAAATTGTGATTTTCCCATTAGAATAAACTTAATTGATTAGGATTGATTGTCATCTTTCTCTTTTTACCTTCTAACTGTATTTTGCTGATAATACGTTCAGCACGTTCTATGTAATAAGCATAATTAATGTTATCCAGAGGATGATCTGGTTGTAGATGATTACATACATGCATCACCCATTCACCTGCTTCCACTTGACTAACATCAGCAGCATTAGATTGACATTCAGGGTTCTTAACCTTTAACAGCTTCTCACCCTTATTAGACACATAATACCTGATTAGCTTATTGTACACTGTTTTCTTACCATTGGCTACTCCTTCATAATGGAAATCTTTGCTCGCTTTCTGCCTGAGACAAAAATCATATATGTTTGTATGATTATGAATGGTATCAGCCACAGGGATATCATTAACAAAATAATGCTCGAGAGCAATAGGTACAATCCTAGCTGACTTATTTTTGTGTAACTCAAAGTCAGTGAGGAAGTCACCTTTCTTTTTAATTTCTCCATTGGTTTTAATTGCTAAATAGTCATTTACTGTTGAGAATATAATCTTCTGATAATCAGTGCGTTCTAGCTCATACTGAGTTACATCCATCCACCACTTATTAATAGCAGTCATAGTATCAAAACTTGCATTTTTTACAAGTATTGTCACTCCGTCTGTATTAGCAGATATTACACGTATGCCAGCTAATTCATATGCCTCAATAAGCATTAGTAAGCTCAGCTCACCTGTAATAGTGGTGAACATAGTTAGTTGTCTATCATAAAGCCAGGATAGCATATCAGAGCTTTTACCATATACAGAGTTAACTGCAAGCTTTAATGCTCCAACAATACCAGCTATCTTCTTATCCTTCTTAGCCAAGGGTTTAAGTTCTAGTCTCTTCTCAAACATCTGTTTGTATCCTCTAAGAAACTCTTTACCCAAATGTTGTGGATATTTACCATTGTTAATGATGATAGCTGGATAGTATGAACTAACATCCCAGTCAACTATGATGTTATCTTCATCAGCTTCAAATATCTTAGGCTTGTTCTCTGTATGTAACCCACCCTTGGCAAATGTGTAAGTGTTATCCATAAATACCAATGACTCTTTAAAATCATCAGTGAGTGTGAATATCTGCTTCTTTACATGTTTTAAGAATGCTTGTAGCTCTGGTGTCTGGAAATCCACATAGTGAGCAATACAATCTTTGGCTCTCACTTGCTTTCTAAAATATCCCTTCTTTGGTAAATCACCATAGGATATGTTCTTCTCTTGACAGTAATACTTCTTAATCATCTCATCACCTATCTTACTGTCAGAATAGTTTAAGCAAGGAATACCAAACTCGTTGTATATATCCTGTCTGAGCTCTATTTGATTATTACCCTTGTATAAAGGATGGTCTGTTTGACCAATAGTTACCAAATAGAATTCATATGTAGCATATATATCATTACGACAATAGTCAACAGTGAGCTGTATCTCCTCATCAGTCATATCAGTTTTAGTATGATGAATAGGCATCTCTTCAATGTTTGGAAGATCCATCTCAAACTCTAACCTTTTTAGTGATACACGTCTGTTCTTATTATCATAGTGATTCACTCTGAATAGGTCTATCTGTTTGAGGGTGAGCCATTCTTCTCTATACTCAGGAAATACATCATAGTTAGCATCATGTATCACATCAGCAGCTTTCTGTGCTATTTTAGCACACACTTCTAATGCACTTAGATCATACCAGTCACCATGATTACGTAATACCCACTCAACCACCTGACTATCAAAGCGTAGATTGTTATACCCAACCCAATAGTAATCAGCGTGCTCCTCTGTAAACCTGTGAAATGCATCTAATTGGTTAATATTTCTACTCACCTGGAATTCATACCACTGTTGTGTATCAGGATTGTATATACCTATTAGAAACAGCTCCTGCATAGTCTCTATGTCATAAATCAGTATGTTCATCTTCGTACTCTTTTTGTTTGGTAATTAAGTGCACCCATAATATAGATATAGGTGTTGCCACTATAACAGATATTAGAGCTCCTACTAAAACTGACTCCATGTTATTTGTCTTTAATTTAAGATTTTTTCCCACTTCTTTTGTTCATTCCAAGGGTCATTAATGTATTTATTTAATGCCTCCATTGCTGCTTCTATTGTTTCAAAAGGAATTGATTTGCACCCAATATCAATTAAACAGCCTCTTGAACAAAAGACTATCCTAATTGAATTCTGTTTTAATAATTCTTTTTTACTTGGTTCATATTCTACTGGTATACCAACTTCTTGTTTTTGTAATTGTTCTTCCATGTTATTTGTTTTTAGTTTGTCTTAATACATCTATAACACCTAATATTGCTACAATAGCAACAATTCAAATTATTATTACTCCTGTCATGTTAAAATAGTATTTCTGGTTTAACAAATCCAAACTTTATAGGTTCACCTAATTCATAAATTTCAAGCATACCATCAGCAGATAAATATGCATCAGGTTCCTTATTAAAGTCATCAATAATGTCTTGTTTTGTACCTATTATCCATACGTCTGTATTCTCATACAACGCTATGTACTTTTTTTCTTTGTCTTTAACTTTTTTTGGAGGCATCTTATTTAATTTTATTGTAATATTTATTAATTACATCATGTTTCCATGTGCCTGTATGTCCATCTTCATCAAAAGCGTACATCATAGCATCTGTTAACATTTGTTTCTCTTCGTCAAATAGATTGTCTAAATTCTCTAATATCCATGTATCAAAATCATTCTGATTCATTATGGATCGTTGTTTTATTATTTTACCTATAACTGTCATAACTAAATTAGTTAATAGTGTCAATAAACTCTTGACCACGACTAATCAAATCAATTAGAACATGTATTTCTTTTGATTTTAATACACCTTCTACATTCTCATTAGTCCAATAGTCTAAATATTTTGCTCTTGGTATTGCATGCCATAAACCTTGGTAATGGTTATAATGGAATAGATAGTCATATAGTGGATCCATGGCTATTATTTTTTTAGTTTTTCAACTTCACTGTCTGCTAATTCAAATGCTGATATAAGTAATTCTCTAAATTCATTACCCTCTTCTGATAGTAATACAGAAGCTAAGCCTGCTATTAATGCTGTGTTTTCTCCTTCAACATCAAGTGTCACCTTGTTGTCTGTAATGTTTATTAGTATTTTAGCTTCCATGTTATTTGTTTATTCGGTTTCATTAAATGCTTTTATTACCTCTGGATTTGTGCTTAACTGGTCATAAATGTACTCATATCTCATATTTTGGTACTTTAATGGGACAATCTCATCATATAAACTATCTGATTTTGATTGTATTGCAGACATTTCAAGCTCTATATTATTCTTTTGCTTCATTAATAAAGCCATAAGAATAACTAATACACTTATAACTCCTGATAAGGCTATGATTATATTTCTCATAGATTATAGGTTTGGTTGTAGTATTCTTCTCCTGCTTCTCTATATCCATATACTCCATCTATATTACCATAGTAAGCATCTATTATCTGCTCTTTTTCTTTTTCTAGAAATTGAATTTTATCTTCGTCAAAATTTGTCAACTCGTTAATGTAATAAGCCTTTTCTAAATACTCAATAAATTCTTGCATTGCTGTTTGCATATAATATGTTTATGCTTCAACTAATTCTGTTTGTTTCAATAACTCATCCATTGAGAACGTTATATCAGAACAGTCTTTAATTAATTCAATTAGTTTCTTTAATGCTTCCTCTGTAAATGCAAATCTATTGGCTAAGAAGTATTCATATGGTAATTCTCTGTCTGTTAGCTCTATTTCAGCTAGCTGTACACCTAATTCCTTCTGTGGTAATACAGTGACAGTAAATATCACTGTGTATGTGTTACCCTTCTTAACCCATTTGTTTGCTGGTATTTCTTTTGGTCTACCACCATCATTGATACATACGCATTCTACGCTCATATTAGTCTATTTAATGTTAAAAATAAGCCCCATGTACAAAGATAGTACACAGGGCTCATTGTTTTACTTACTGCCCAACATTTTTTTTGCGTACAACCTTACCCATAAATACAAATGTATTATCTTTGGGAACAACTCTACGTTGTTTTGATGCAGCTATAATAGCATCAATAAGCTTTGTAGCATTCCAGTTTGTACTATTGGCATAATACACTGTAATGTGATTTCTTGGATGTAGTCTTGATGAATAGACTAATGTAGCGTTTGGCATATGTATGGTTTTTGATGACTAGAAATAAAGTCTAACGTGATCTTGGAACACCTCTGTCTTCTTTGGTGTGAAGTTTAATACAAAATCTTTTGTTGTCTTAACAGCTGGTTTTGCTGGCTGTGCAACAATTGGAGCTGTTGTTGTAGCAACAGGTTTGTACATTTTACGGAACTTTCTCACCTGGATGTAAACACCAGTTTCTGAGCGTTTTAACTCCTTAGCTACTCTTCTAGCTATTCTTTTAGCTGTACCTCTTGATTGAGAAGCTGTTTCAATTAATTGAAGTTCTGTCTGTGTGTAATTCTTACGATTTTTCATTTGTTTGTTTTTTATAATAAGTAAATAAGTGACAATAAATAAAAAAGGCCCTCAAACTTAATTGAGAGCCTTTTTACCACCACATAACACTAACCAAGATGGACCGCAGAGCGATCCCAAAGCATTCCAACATTGTGGTCATTACACCATTTAATAAATTCAGGGTCATTAAATGTCATTTCCCTTTCTTTCTCAACGTTAAATTTGATTTTAATCTTAGGTGGCTGTTCTTGGTTTTTAACCACCTGTGATAATAAGTTTAGTAATTCTTGCATGTTTGTGTGTGTTGGTTAATAAATGTTATTCTGTGTTGTGATCCTCAGCATCCCATACATCATCATCTCCATCATCTAGATAATCCTCATCATCATCCCAATCTTCATCATCATCGTGATCTATTGTATGTACATCTCTGAGAGTCACCTTATCATTGTATAATATTGGAATTGGTGTACCATCTTCATCTTCCTCATCATCAAACACCTCTATTTGTACCATTGAATTGTCCCACTCCAATATATTGTTGATATCTTTCACTGTTATATCCCTTAATTCATCCACGTGATCACCTTCATCCCACCAACCTATTTCTTCTGGATAGGCTGCAATCACCTCTGTATCATCAGGATTAATCATTGGATATACAAGATATGGCTTAACAGGATAGCCATTGTATGTGAGATATGTATCTATATCCCTTGGAACTAATGCTAGTTCATGTACGGAGAGATATTCTTGTTTCTCTCCGTATATAACTTCTGTTTTAACTCTTACGAACCACATGCCCTTCTCTAATTTCTCAGGTACATATGATTTAAGTACGAGCTTGCAATCTATAAACATAATATAATAGTTTAATATGAAAGAAAGTCTAGGTTTAATAGCCTAGACTTTCTAATTGTTTTATATCAGCTCTAATAAAGACTGTTTGTTTCTTAATAAGCTCAATGACATAGTTAAATGTAGCAATCTTTTTGAATGTATCCCATTCTCTTGGTGTTAATTGTACTGTTTTCATGTATATGTGTATTATTGTCTGTGATAAAATGCTTTAACTGATTGTTGTTTGAAGAAATAGTTCTTATCATTTGTAGGACATGAATGCTTACTAGAAGCACAAGAGCCTAATGATAGCATTACAGCTACAAATATAAATGTTTTAATTCCTTTCCAGAAATCTAATTCTTGTCTAAGCTCCTTAATAATAAGGAACAACAGACATATAATAGCTGTAAGGATAAAAATAACACCTAACATTACATGTGATTGTGTTGGTGCTGTAAGTAATAGATAACCACCTGATGTTGAGGTGATTACAGATAATGATGCGAATAAAATTTTCATTTGATTGTGTTTAAGTGTTTGATTAATAATGTGTTATCTATTGTCCTCTATAATAAGACTATCTAATGCAGGAACAGATGAAGAAGCTAATGAGCCAACATATCTATCTCCATCAAATATGTAAATAGAATCAGCATCAACTGTCATCTGATATCCATTAGTAGAAGGACGAGAACTAATTTTACAACCAACAATAGTGGTTATAAGAAGGAATAATGTAATCTTTCTCATGTGTTTGATGATTTAGTATTTAAGGATGAAGCTAGCCCCAATATTAATGGTAATCCAAAGGTTAATCCATAGAATATCCAAGTGGCAGCTATTGTGTTAGTAATATTCAGATCAATTGGACCTGAATGAAATAACATAACACCTACTAATAATACTATCCAGATGAGCCAGATTATAACTAATGTTTTTTTGATTGTAAGTAGGATTGATTTAATTATCTTCATATAATTGTTATTTAATATGTGAATGAAAAAACATATCCTTTACCTTTTGTCCGTAGAAGGCTAATCCAAAAGGATATGTGTTTGTTATATTACAACTGCATCTGATGTATCAATTCTCCTGAATAGATTGTGAACGTTCTTATCACTTTCAAGAGTGCGTACATATATGTATTTGTACTCATCAGTGTTTAATTCAGCAACAGCTGAGAATGCATCTTCCCAATCATAACGACCATATCTTAATGCAACACAGTTCAGATCAGTATAATCTGTAATATGTCCATCAGCGTTAGAAGGAAACACCATTGTTTCTTCCATCATCTGGCTTGTAGAAGCAATAACATACTCTGTGCTGATTTCAGGCTCATTATAATCCTGTTCATCATACTCCTGATTTATCTTATCATTATAATCATCCCAAGGAAAATATGCATCAGGAGATAAGAATGAAGCATCATAGTCTTTCCACTCCCAACAATCATTCTCCATATAAGGAGTTTTGATTGTATTAGAATAAAGACTAACAACAATGATGTCTTCACCATTGGTTAATTGTTCATTGAGATTAGGCCAATCTCCAAAATGTGTTGTTGTTTGGTTAGTTGTTCTGTTGATAATGTAATACATATGTTTGTTTTTTAGTGTATGTGTGTGTAAAAAGCGAATATACAGCCATATGTTGCCTAAGCTTGTATATTCTGTTGTATGTCATAATGCAACATGTTTCTTTCATAAAGCAGTCTTAATTTATTACACGCAAGCCACTAGCGTGAGCAATAAGAACCTATCTAGTATAGGAAACCAGTAGTCTAAGCTGGCATATTACCGTTGTGAATGATAACTAGAATAAAATCCCTCTGTACTCAGATGTATATAGTAAACAAAATCTAATATATGGAGTTACATAGATCTATATACATCTGTCAGCCCTTGGGAAGCTGAAATGGTACATTAATACGTTCTGTTAACCCACAGTCCGTTCAACAAGGGATTTCTAACAACCGCTAGAAACAAATGAGCCCTGTTACAGGCTCTTATAATTAGTAAAGTCTTCTAATGATAAACATCTATGTTGTCTGATATCACCTGAATCAAACCAACAATCTACATTACCATTAGAGTGAATAGTATGTTTAACTAGTGTAGAACCTTCTAATAGATAATACTTGCTAATAATGCTATTATTCATGTTATTTGTATTTAATGCTATATGTATTGTATTATGTTTTACATATAACGGTTTGTAAAAATGTGCTATTTATCCATGAGTGGTTACACAGCTTCTCACATATATTCATAGAATATATTGTAAATCAGTGTGTTATGTCTTTGTTTTCCCCACCCTAATGCATTCTATGCCCACCCATATATATAAAGAACAACAAACTCTCATTAGTTGAGAGTCTGTTGTCCATTATGAATGGCTTATGCCATTTGAAGAAGTGTGTTAACACTCTCTTCATTGAGACCAGCAGCTGTTGCCATCTCTTTGCGAGCTTTTGCAGCATCCAAGCTTAATGCGAAGTCTGCATTAACAGCAGCTGTTAACTCGGCAGAAGTCTTGAACAAGCTTAATGCTTGCAATCTGTCAACCACCACATCTGTGATGTCTCCATTAGCATCGCGAGTTTGGATTGGCTTGTTAGCAATCAATGCGTAGAATGGGAACTTAACATCATCAGCTGTAACAAAGCCTACTGATTCCATCTGTGACTTGTGGATGAAGATTCTTTCACCACCAGCATTGTAGCCAGAGAAATTACCTTTTGAATCTGTTCCTGTTGAGAACTTGCCTGATAAGATTTGAGTTTGTCTCACGGTGTTTGTTGCAGTGTTTAATGTGTCGCAAGCACTTTTGATTATAAATTAAGCAGGGGATAGTGTCAACCTGCCAATCTGTACACGGGGTTGCAATATGAAGTACCCTCTTCCCCCATATATACAAGACATCCCTAGCTTTAGAAAAATTTTTTTATCTCACCAGAATGACGTATATTTGTATTAAATAAAAATGTAATATATGTATGGCATGATGCTACAGCTCAATCCAACAATTCCTGTTTGGTGTAAAGCACATGGGGAAGGGGAGGCTATGTTTATTATGGACTATGGGCTAAACGTGAATACGGTCTGGCTGGTTAGGTTACCTGGAGGGGTTATTAAACATTTCTATTCTGATGATATTAGGGTGTATGACAATCCCATGAATGGTAAGGGGGATGATGTGGAGTTTATTTAGCCTCCTGGTTTGTCACACTTTTTCAAATATTTGTGACACTCTTGTAACAAATTTATATACTTATTTGTTACAGACTTCCTAGTTTGGCTGTGTTTTACTTCCTGATTTGGCAAGTTATAACAAGTCTATATTCTGCCAAAAGTGTCAAGTTATAGCTTTACTTATTTTACGTTTTGTAAAGGAATAGCTTTACATAATGTGTCTTATAAGGGACATGCTCAGCTTGACAATGTTGCTTTTATAACACATTATGATATGTTATGGCATATAGTGATGGATATTTCCAACAGATTATATGTATTATAATATAGTGCTGTACCAGAATTATAACATCTTGCTATAGAAGTTATCCACAATTTTAAAATAAATTTGTTAATATGAATTCCCTCCCCTTACCTTTGGGGTGGAGGGTGGGTTAAAAACAAACAACATGATATATATAATAGTAACACTACTGATTGTTATTTCCTTAATACATGGTTTTTCCAGGTATAACGAAATAGATTTTGCATTAGAGATTAACCTGTTAATGACTCCTTATTTCCTTCTAGGCTTATCGTATACAGAGTTTGTCCTAGAAGATAAGAATGTAGAGAGAGAATTACGTATAGGTTTCTTTTTCATAAACATTAGTATTCTGTTCTGGATAGAGAAAGAAGGAAATGATGCATAATATAGCATTAGGTGTTATAAATAACTAATTAAGTTATTTGTAGATGATTGTAAATCAATTACCTTTGCCCTAATTAAATATGGAACAACCAACAACCAAGAAGACAATAGTTCAGAAACTAAAGAAGCCTGTAGAGGATCAATTCGCTATAGCTGAGAAGTATTATTCCCTATTGTCATCATTGAATGGGTTGAAGCTTACACAGAGGGAGATACAGCTCGTGGCATTTACAGCCATAAAGGGTAACATCTCCTATGCCAACATCAGAACAGAGTTCTGTGAGAAGTATGACAGTACAGCTCCTACAATAAACAACATCATCTCCAAGCTTAAGAAGCTAGGGGTGTTTGTTAAGGACGGAACCAAGGTGAAGGTGAACCCAATGATTATCCTCAACTTCGAGAACGATATAGTCTTACAAATAACCCTTAGTCATGGATAAGCCAATAAGCATGTCCGTCAAGGACTATTTGATTAGGATGCTAGCTGTTAAGATGCTTACGAGTGAGAAGACAATTGAGGCTGTTGTCAACCATCAGTTCCAATCCGCTAACGAGGCTCTTGAAACCAACCACAGTGTAGAGATATCTGGGTTTGGTAAGTTACTCTTTAACAACAAAAAGGCCATTAAGAAGCTAGAAGCCTTATATGCTAAGGTGGGAGCCATGGAAAAAATACTGGCTGATGACACAATTACAGAGCAGAGAAGAAATGCTGCTACAGTGACATTAGCCAATACACATATAACAATCAATCAATTAAAACCAAAGCTCAGATATGATTGATCTATCCAAGGTTTATGAAGGATGGAGAAACAAGCTGTTTCCTCCAGCTAAAATGAAAGCTTTAATCGCTAATGTTAGTGAGGAAAGAATGGCTATATGTAATGCCTGTGAGAACATATCCACAAAACATAAGTCTATTAGACCAGATGTACATTGTATAGATTGTGGATGTACACTATCAGCCAAAACAAGTTGTCTGTCATGTGCTTGCCCTATTGGTAAGTGGAAAGAGATGATGACAGACGATGAATATGATGAAATAAAACAAGCTATCGATGGAAAATAACCATGATGTTATATTAAGAAAGATTCCTTTATCAGTCTTATTGGACCACCTAACAGAAATATACAATTCTGGTGTGGATTACATTGACATCCTTGGTGTTAATGGGGAAGAACAGGATAAGATAGGTATTTCCTTTAACTCATCATACATGTCTCCTGAGGAAGATACAAATCTAAACCCAGACGAGTCACAAATAAACATAAAACTGTCCGATGAGGACTTAAACCAATTATTATAAATACAGTGAGTAAGAAGAATTATTACAATAGTGTAATTCATACCCTTCAAGAACTACATAAGGGATTCCCAGAGTATAACATGGGAAGACACATAGCCACAGCTCTTGATGAATATGGAGATATATGGGGAATGACAGACAAAGAGCTAGCATTTGCCATGGATAAATATAAAACAAAGCTTGAAATGGATATTCCCCATACAGATGAGTCTGAGCTTGATAAGATTATCAAGGAGGGAATGGATTTAGACAATATTCTAAAAGAAGAAGACGAAGATTATGGCGACAACTATTAAAAAAACTACATTTATAAATACAGAGCTTGAATGGGCTGAGACACAGCTTGTTTCATGGAAACAATATGTAGATGCAAACCCTCTTCATGAACTAAAAGACAGAATTGAGTGGAAACCTACAGCTAAAGGAGGTATGTTACCTATGGTGATAGCTTCTATTGAGGCACAAGGTAAGTTTGTACAAGAGACAATGAAAAACTACCTAGCTCTTATTGAGGTGGTAGACAAGTTAAGAAGCGTTGAAGAGGCAAAGGTGGAAGTGAGAGGTAAAGGGGAATTATCTGGTGCTGCAGAAGAGTTTCTTAAGAACAGAAGATAATGAATGTACACATACAGAGTATAGATTACAAAGACTGGTTTATTAATCAGAAGCGTCTGCCAGACAGAGCATCTGAGGAATATAAGGAATTCTATGATTTTCACAAAGACCTATGTTTAAATGGCTGTATGATGGGGGGTGTATATATTAACCCCTTTTTATATTGGCACCTAAACATTTGGCATACAGAGGTGGATATTATTGATGAGTATGGAAGGATTGCACAGAAATATGCTAATCCTTTATTACGTGATAACGAGTGGCTGGTAACAAACGAAATTGACAGAGCCCAAAAAGAAAGAAAGGGTTTAGTCATTCTAGGTATTAGACGTTTTGCTAAGTCCGTTATTGAGGCATCTTATATTGCATGGGGTGCAACATTTGATGAAAACTCACAAAACATTATTGCTGGTTTGAATGCTCCAGATATTAAGCTTATCACAGATAAGATTGATAAGGGGCTTAACTTCATTCCAGAATATTGGAGATGGCAGAGAATTGAGGATAACTGGAAAAACCAAGTTACACTTGGTATCAAGACTAAGTCTGGAGAACGTATCCCCTTTTCTTCCATCTTAATTCGTAACCTTGATGAAGGTAATAATGAGGAAGCTATTGCAGGTACAAAACCACGTAAATTAATTATAGATGAAATTGGTAAAGGAAATTTCCTTCGAGGTTTACAGGCAGCTATTCCTGGCTTCACTACACCCTATGGCTGGGGATGTTCTCCTATTCTTACTGGGACGGGCGGTGATATGAAGAAATTTATGGATGCAAAGAGCTTAATGTTTGATGTAGACAACTTTAATTTCCTTACATATAACAATGAGAAAGATACATCTCGTATACATGGACTCTTCATATCTAATAAATATAGAATGGAGGCCAAAGATAAAAGCTCTCTTGGGGCTTATCTAAATGAACCTTATACATCCGACTTACACAAGATTGAGATGCTAGTAAGTGACCAAGAAAAGGCTGACCAAATCACTATGCAAAACTTAGAAAGACTTAAGAAAGCTGGTGATAGAGTTGCCTATCTAAAAGAAAAGATGTACTACCCACAGGAAGTGGATGACATATTCCTCAATGAAGATACCAACATCTTTGATATTGAGGCTGCTAAAAGGCAGAAGAGTAAACTATTACAACAAGACAGAACAGGTACACCTATTATATTATTCAATGATGGAGAGAAGATAACACACGAGTTTACAGACACACTTCCTATATCTAACTTCCCTCTAAAGAATAGTGATCAAAAGAATGCTCCTGTTGTTATATATGAATTCCCTATTGATAATCCTCCATATGGATTATATGTAGCAGGAGTCGATCCTTACAGACAAGGACAATCTGCATATTCAAGCTCATTAGGATCTGTTTATGTTTATAAAAGAATGCATGACCTAACAGGTGAGAAATATCAAGATATGTTCGTAGCTTCGTATTGTGCTAGACCTGATAAGAAAGAAACTTGGGAAGAACAAGCTCGCCTACTTATCAAGTATTACAATGCTAGAACACTTTGTGAGAATGATGACATATCATTTATAGAATATATGAAGGCTAAAGGGGATGCTCACTATTTAGAAAAGCAACCTCAATGGCTTATGGAGATTGTTCCAAATACAACAGTGAGACGTGAATATGGAATACATCGTTCAAGTCAGAAGATAATTGACTATCTTCACAACTGTTTAAAGAAGTATTTGGAAGGAACAATATATAAAGAGACAAATGAAGCTGGTGAGATTGTGAGAGAAGTGTTGGGAATAAGTAAGATATTTGATCCTGTATTACTTGAAGAAGTTATTCAATATAATGATTCAGGTAACTTTGACCGTATCATTGCTGCAGAATTAGCTATTGCTCAAGCACTTAAAATGGATCCTATATTTGGAAAGATTGGTGGGTCTAGTGATGATAGAGTGAAAGCGATGCATTCAGGATCACCAAAGAACCCTTTATTTTCTACATCAAGAGGAATATTTAATAAAAGAAAACGTAAACTTTTTACATAATGGCAATTATACGGTATACAAAAGATGCTACGATTAGGTATGCATATTTAAATATATTTCCTGATCAGTTTAAAACTGAGAAGGAGAAGCAAGATGAGAGTTGGATTAAAAACACAATGGATTATTTTGCCAACAAATCATACGCTGAGTATGTGAAGAACAGAGACACCTTTGTCAAGAACTATGATCTTGTCAAGGGTATTTTGCGTATGGAGGATTTCTATCAAGAGCCTGTTGTAAGTAGCTTTACACAAACATTAGAAGCTAACTTAAACCTTCCTTCATATGTAAAAATGTATTCTATTATCACCACTCCTCTTAATGAGTTAGTTGGAGAGATTTCTAAAAGACCAGATGCTTTCCGTGTGAAGGCATTTGATGATGATAGTCAAGCTGAAGAACTAGAATTCAAAACTGGTATTCTACAGGAATACATTATGAATGAAGCTAGACAAAAGATATTAACCAAAGCCCAGTTAAATGGACAAGAGTTAGAAGATGAAGAGGTTCAACAAATGACAATGGATCAAGTGAAAGATGAGCTAGATAGCTACACATCTATTGCTGAGAAATGGGCCAACCATATTCTTACATGTCAGAAAGCAGAGTTTAATCTTAAGGAGAAATCAGAAGATGCATTCAGAGATATGTTGATTTCAGCTAGAGAGTTCTATCATATATATGAAGATAACTCAAAGCTTGGATTTAACATTGAGGTGGCTAACCCTAAAAACACTTGGTTCCTAACTACACCAGATAGAAAGTATGTTTCAGATCCTACAGGTAGAGCACAAGGAGCATATGCTGCTGGTATTGTACAGGTGATGGAACTATCTGAAATCATTGAAGCTATTCCTGACCTAACTAAAGAAGAAATAGATCACTTACGTAGTTCTTTACAAGACTATGGATTGATTAATGTACGTGAATCAAATCTTGGTAATCCAAATGCAACACCTGGTATTGATTCAGTACAATATGATACATACGATCCTCTTGTTCTACAAACAAGAATGATTATTGAATCAGAAATGAAAGAGAACGATGATGGACTTAAAGACTTCTTGGGACTTACATCTAATGTAAGCTCATTTGGTTATAAGTATGTGGTAGTTAGAGCTTATTGGATCTCTAAGAAGAAGATTGGTAAGTTAGTCTACACAGATGAAATGGGCAATGAGCAATCTATGCTTGTTGATGAAAACTATAAGAGTAAGACAATTCCTACAGAGATTTCTTTAGAATGGGGTTGGATTAACCAATGGTATCAGGGCATTAAGATTGGTCCAGACATCTACCATGTTAAACCATACAAACTATTAAGCTATTGTCCTATCATTGGATTGGTTCATGAAGTTAAGAATACAGAAGCTAAGAGCTTAGTAGACTTAATGAAACCATTCCAAGTGTTATATAATGTATGTATGAACCAGCTTTACACACTTCTTGAGAAGGAAGTTGGTAAGGTGTATTTGACATCCATCAGACACATCCCTGTTCCTAAGGACGGTGATGCTCAAGATGCTTTAGATATATGGGAACTAGAAGCTCGTAATAGAGGAGTTGTATTTATTGATGACTCTCCTGAAAACTTAAAGAGTCCTTCTAGCTTCAATCAGTTTAGAGATATTGACCTTACACGTACGCAGGAGATTCAATCTCGTTACACGTTAGCTATGCAACTTAAGCAAGAGTGTTGGGAACTAGTGGGTATGTCTAAACAAAGAATGGGATCTGTATCAGCTAGTGAAAGTGCCACAGGTACAAACGCAGCTCTTACACAATCTTATTCTCAAACAGAACCTTTATTTGTAGCTCATGAATATGTTCTTGGTCAATTGTACCAAGCTATCATTGATGCTGCTTTATATGTAGAATCTAGTAAACCACAATCCACCCTATCATACATTACATCTGATGGAGAGTCTGCTTTCGTACAGGTGAATGGAACTGATCTCAAATTCCGTGACCTTAAGGTGTTCTTAACCAATCGCCCTGAAGATCAGAAAATGTTTAACGAATTACGTGGATTGTCTCAAGCTGTTATACAAAATGGTGGTTCATTACATGATATCATTGAACTCTACAGCACTGATTCTGTACGTAAGATGAAGAAGGTGTTTAAGAGCCTTAAGGATAAGCAAGATGCTATGCAACAACAACAGTTGGATCTGCAACAGCAACAGCAACAACAGCAGCAAGAGCAAGCTATGGCTCAAATCCAACAAGCTCAAGAAGCTCAAGAGAAACAATTGGCTCATGATGACTATCAGAAGGAACTTGATAGAATCAATAAGAAAGAAATTGCACTTATTGCTGCTGAATCAAAGAGTGGTCCTCTATCAGATCTTGATATGTCTGGAGCTCCTGATGTATTGGAAATCAATAAGTTAGGTTTAGAGCAATCTAAAGCTAGCAATGATTACCAATTAAGACTTCAAGAGATTCAATCTAGAACAAGACAAGATGCTGAGAAACTTCAATTGGAAAGAGAGAAGTTACAAGTGGCTAGAGAAAACCAAGCAAATGATTTAGCTGTTGCTAAAGAAAATGCTAAAGGTAGAGCAAATAAGAAAACTAAGTAATTATGTTAGATAGGCTAATTGACGTTGTGTTACAATTTGGCTCAGACGTACTCCCTGGTATTATTATTAGGGATTACGAGGAGGCTGTGCTTCTAAGATTTGGCAAGTTTAAAAAGTTATTAAAACCTGGATTCCATGTAAAGATACCGTTTGCAGATGAGGTGATTGAGCAACATGTCGTTGTGACAACATTAAGTCTTCCAGCACAATCTTTGTATACTAGTGATAAACAGAACATTGTTGTCAAGGGTGTAATCAAATACAAGATATCAGATGTAAAAACATTCCTGCTAGAAGTGTTTGATGCCCAAGATGCAATAGCTGACATGTCACAAAGTGTCATAAAAAATGTAATCATGGCTATGTCCCTGGAAGAATGTACAGATGCAGAACTTGATAACACATTAACTAAGAAGGTAAGGGTTGAAGCAAGGAAGTGGGGTGTTGACATTCAACAAGTTACACTCACTGATTTAGCTCCAATTAGGAGTTACAGGCTAATAAATGACACAATTACAAACAATCTTGATTAGAGTGAATTACATTAATGCTATATTATCGTGAATAATGAGCCTTATAATGCACTACCTCTTTGGTATTAATTTATAATAATATACTTTTACATCTGAAAACCAATAATAAATAAACTACATATGGCTGAAAATCTAGAAAACCCATCAATGGGAAACTTTAGTATTCAAGATACTATGGAAATGGGTATGGGAAACCAAGAACTTTTAAGCGATTTATTTGCTCCTGAAACTTCTACTACCAATCCTGATGATATCCAAGATATTAAAGATGAACCTGCTCCTGCACCTAAACCTGCAAAAAAGACACCAGCTCCTGCTGATGCTTCAGAAGAGAATGATGAGGAAAAGAAAGAAGATAATGCAAAGTCTTTACAGGACTTTTTACTAGGTGGAGATGATGAAGAGGAAGAGGATGAAGATGATTCTCCTGCTCCAGCTCCCAAAGCAAAAGCTCCTGTAGATACAGAAGATGATGAAGAAATAGAAGGTGATGAACCAGCTAGTCCATTCACATCTCTATCTAAAGATCTTTTCAAACTTGGTGTATTTACCAACGATGAAGATGAAGAGGATGTTGCAATTTCCACTCCTGAAGAATTTCTTGAGCGTTTCCAAGCTGAGAAGAAGAAAGGAGCTATTGAGGTGGTAAACAACTTCATTGGTCAATTTGGAGAAGATTATCAACAAGCGTTTGATGCCATATTTGTAAAAGGAGTAGATCCAAAAGAGTATTTCGGTACTTTTAATAATATAAAGAGTTTTGCTGAGATGGATTTAGCAGACGAAGCTAACCAAATTGCAGTAATTAAACAAGCACTCAACGATCAAGGATTTGATCCTGAGGATGTTACAACAGAAGTTGAAAGACTTAAGAATTACGGTGATTTGGAAACTGTTGCTACTAAACACCACAAAGTGTTGGTTAAGAAAGAAGCTGCAAAGCTTCAAGAAATGGAGCAAGAGAATGAAAGAAGATTACAACAGCAAGCTGCTGTTAAACAGCAATACTTTCAAAACGTTCAGTCAGTATTACAAGAAAAACTAAAAACAAAAGAGTTTGACGGTATTCCTCTGAACCCTAAATTGGCTGGTGAACTACAAGATTTCCTGTTAGTAGATAAGTATAAGACAGCATCTGGTGAGACTCTCACAGATTTTGATCGTACTATTCTAGAACTTAAACGTCCAGAAAACCATGCAACAAAGGTTAAGATTGGACTGTTACTAAAGATTTTAGAAAAGGATCCTACTCTATCTACAATACAAAAGACTGGTATCACCAAAAAGTCAAATGAATTGTTTGGTGAAGTTGCTAGACAAGTTAGCAAAAGTTCTACAAAAACAGGAAATAAGCCTAAGCCTACAACTTCATGGTTTCAATAAACAATTTATAAACATTAATTAAAAAAATAACAAAATGGCAATTCAAACAATCCCAGGTTTAACTGGATTTACGTATGCTCGTGTTGCTTCTATGGACAAGCGTGCAGTAGGTAAGTTAACAGATTCTAACCACTTGGAGAGTTTTCACTCAACTGAGCCAGCAGATTATGATAAGAAAATTATCAGTTTGTATACTCAGAGTTCTCTTTACAGTAATGATTTCCTAGACATGATCAACAAGTCTACTCCTTACTATATCGATAATAACAGTGATGCTTGGAAGTGGCAAGTACAAGTTCCTTACAAGTTTCCAAAAATCATTGACATCCCTGATACCACTCTAGCTTTAGATAAGCCAGGTATCGATGGTCAAGAATTTTCTCTTGTAATTGACACAAATGAGTTTTCTAAGAACGCTATTGTTTCTGTAGGTACTCGTCAGTATGGTCCTCGTTTCTACGTTATCAAGGATCCTCAACCTTGGAACGCTGGTTTCTTGTACACATTCACTCTTGTGACTGACAACCCTCAAGTAGATTACGTAAGTGCTACTTTCTTACAAACTGGTATCGAACTAGAATTAGTTGATGCTGCTATCGGTGAATTCGATCAAGACTTATTAGGTCTTCCTCGTTTAGGTGAGCAAATCACTATGTTTGAATCTTTAGGTTCTGCATATGGTTATGAGCACAAGATCACTGAGTGGGCTGATGATAAAATGATGCGTGATGCTTCTGGTAAGCCTCTTGACATCTTAGTATATGCTCCACAAAGACGTAACCAATTACCTTTAACTCGTAACGATGTTAAATGGGAACCATTTATTGAGTTCTGGATGCGTAAGTCTATGTTAGAATTAAAAGTTAAGCGTATGATCTGGGCTAAGCCTGGTACCGTGAAGACTAATGGTTCTAAGCAAGAATTAAAGCGTACATCTGCTGGTGTTTACCACAGAATGCGTAATAACGGTAACTTAGTACAATACAACCGTGGTGAGTTCACTGCAAACTTGATTCGTTCAGTGTTTGGTGACTTATTCTACAGACGTGTTGATGTTAAGGATCGTAGAGTTAAAATGTACACAAACGAAGCTGGCTTTGATGTGTTCCAACAAGCTCTTAAAAATGATGCACTTAATTCTGGTTTAACTTTCATGGCTGATTCTGGTAATCGCTACATGCAAGGAGAAGGTCAACACATCACTTACAACTTTGCATTCGATGCAATGGTTACACGTGAAACAGGTCGTGTTGAACTAATTCACTTAAAAGAATTAGACCTTCCTCAAACTAACTTAGAATTCGGTCAGAACAAAAAATCTACTCCTGTATTCATGGTGTTTGATGTATCTCCAATGAGCGATGGTTCAATGGTAAACAACATCCGTGAAGTACGTATGAAGGGTGCTCCTTCAATGACTTGGGGTTATATCGATGGTACTCGTCACCACTTAGGTTTTGCTAAGTCTCAAGGTATGAGTTCTGCAAACAAATTCCCTGGTTATGAGATTTGGATGAAAGACCGTTGTGATGTATTCATTGAAGATTTATCACGTACAGTATTAATCGAAGAAATACCACAATTCTAATCTAAGGATTAGAAATAACCTACCGAGAAGAATTCCCCCCCACTGCTCCAAGTGGGGGAGTCTTCTCACACAGATGGATGGATACAGATTACATGTCTGTATGGCACTCTCTTCGCTGAGAACCCATCTGCAAAAATAAACCAAACAAAAACAACTACATATGGGTAAGATAGGAAAAATCTCTACGTTAAAGAAAGATTACAACAACTCTCAGTTACAAACTATGCAAGGTGGACTTGCACAGAAAGGTTTAACCAGGATCCCTGGAACAGGTGTATTTAAGTATCCTTACAAGGAACTTGATGGACAGTACAGAACTGGATTAGATCCAAATGCTGCATACATTCGTAGAATGGGTGACAGTCTTGAAAGAGAAATGGAAGTTGAAAGAGTTACAGCACTTAAACAAAAACTTGAAGCTAATTTAGGTGATGTTGATTTAGGTCCTCGTTCTAGTTTCTGGAACTATGGATTGTCTACATCTACAGATGATACATTACATGTACAAGCTGTTAAGTTGATGGATGGTGATAACTACTTTGATTTCTCTAATCCTTTTCAAGAATTAGCTTTTGCATGGTTAAGAGTTCATCCAACAATTGCCTCTAGCTATCAGGCTTGGGAACGTGGTGAAGTTCCTGCAGATACACAATTTTACGTTGCTGATGATGAAATTGAAAATGCAGTGATATTCAAGAAGAAACAATTGATCAACAAGGCTATTGTCAAGTTTGATTCAATGAGTCCTGAGAAGAAACGCAAGGTGGCAAGATTGTTAGGATTACCTGTTACAGAAGATACTAAAGAAGACTCTGTATACAATCAGGTAGACAACCTATTAAAACAAACAGAATTCAAGAATGGTAAACATGCTGGTTTAAACCCTGTAGAGGTGTTCAGCAGATTTGCAGATATGAAGGAAAACTTACTCCATATTAAAGACTTGGTTAAGCAAGCTATTGCTCACTCAGTATATCGTTTAAAACCTAATGGTAAGGTGTATGAAGGAGAGTTTGAGATTGCTAAGGATGAAGATGATTTAGTTAAATTCCTTGCTGATGAAGATAACCAAGACGAATTATTAACCTTGGAAGGAAAATTAAAAACTAAGAAAATAGCTTCTGTATGATACCCGTAGATAGTTTATTATATAAAATTGACCAGAAACTAAATAAACTATCAACTAACGAGCATCAACAAATTCAATTGGAAGATAAGATTTTAGCCTTGAATGAGGCTCAGATCAAGTTGATTAAACAGAAGGTTGACGGTCAAAACACAGTTTCTGGTTTAGGTCTAGATGCTTTCAAAAAGCGTTACGAAGACCTACAAAGTTTGGTGGTAAATTATAACCATCAACCCCTAAATTTAACACTACTAAATGCTGAGTTAAATCAATGGTCTGCAGATATTCATTTACTCACTCCAAAATACATGTTCTATATAGATAGTTATGTATTAGCAGATAAGGGTAGATGTACAGATAGAAAAATATGGATTAATAGAGATCTTACTAAGCATGGCGATTTACAATTTTGCTTAACTAACACTCACTATAGACCATCATTTGAATATCAAGAAACGTTTAATTCTATATCTTCTGATGAGATTTCTATATTTACTGATGGTACATTTACACCTAAGCAAATATATGTATCGTACATGAGATACCCAGTGTATATTAATAAGACTGGATATGTTATGTTAGACGGACAGAACTCTTATGATCAAGACTGTGAACTAGAAACATACCTAGAAGATGAGTTGTTAGACTTAACAGTTCAAAACCTAGCGATGTATACAGAGAATCAATCTGCAGTTCAAAGTGCTCAGTTTAGAATTCAAACAAACGAATAGTTATTTTCACAATTTAAATAAAACAAAATGGCTGATTTTTCATTAACTACCCTCTTCGTAGTTCCAGTAGGAAACACTCTACCTAGCTCTGGTTCTACGCAAAACTTGACCGCAGGTCAGTTTGGTATCTTTAGAAGCGATTACACTGTAGCTACTGCAGGTAACATTGCTGCTAAACCGTACTTCTATTTAGCTCAAGGTAGAGTTAACACTTATTTACAAGGATCTAAGCGTTCAGACAAAATTTCTGGATGTCCTACAGGTTCTTCTTGCAAATCAAACGTTACAGAATGGTACAAGGTGACTGGTAACCCAGTTGCTGCTAACCAAGTAACTCAGATTAGTAACTTTAACGTTAAGCCAGGTGAGGTTGTAACATTCACATTACGTGCTCATTCTTCTTACATTGACACATTGTATTTCAACGGTTTCACCCGTTCTATTACAGTTGTTGCTCCTTGTTTAGAGTGTGGTGGCGATCCTTGTGCAGAAGTTGATGTTCCTGCTTTTATTGATCAAGCTATCTTAAAGTTTGAACAAGAAGCTCCAGGTAACAACCCTGACAACATTAGCTTCAACACTTTCTATCAATTCCAAAGAGTTGGTAACGATCAAAACGCTAAGTTAGTTATCTCTGGTAAACCATTAACTAAATATGGTCAACCATGTGATGTTGCTGCTTTCCCTTGGGAATACGATCGTATGTACTTCCGTACTTTTGTGTACAGTGGACCAGCTACAACTGCTGACTTCATCGTTGCTGACAATTGTAACATCGTTGCTGAGGCTGTAGTTACTCAACGTGCTTCTTACATATCTGGTACTTCAGATGAGATTAAGCAATTAGAGAAAAACTTCTATAGCTATCAAGCTGGTTACCTTAAACATTTGTACAGAATGGTTGGTTACAACGAGAACTTTGAGTCTTGGGTAACTGATGGTACTACTTATGACACTTATTACATTAAGTTTAATGAGTATAACAGGTCTGAGTATCAGTGGGGCGACTATATCTATGAAGATAGCACTGTAATCATTGCTATCCCTAGTGGTGCAACTGCTGCAATCGAGGCAATTTTAGTTGCTGCTTTAGGTGCTGTTACTAATGAGAGCGGTCCTGTAACAAGTACTACTTCTACTACAACTACTGTTTGGCCTAGTACTTCAACAACAACTACTTTGATTCCTTAATAGAATAAAAGTAGAATCATATAACCTATGCCAGAGGGTGAGAGGATATTTCTCAAGTCCTCTGGCATATTTATTTTAAAGACATGACCTTAGATATACTAGTAGTACCAACTTATAACACATTAACATTAGGTGTAGCTGATGCATCAACCTACAATACAAATCCTCCTGTTGTTTCTTCTCCAACTCTTGAAGTAACAATGCCTGGATTTGATCCTGTATTTTTACCATTTAATGTTAATGACTTTAATATATTTAATTCGGCCTCATTAGGACTTAGTGTTGTAGGAGCTCCATTGATTCCTCTACCTGATGGAATCTATACATTAACATATTCTGTTGCTCCTGCATATCTGAACTATGTTACCAAAACCATTATTCGTGTTGACCAATTACAAGAGAAGTTTGACAATGCTTTCATGAAGCTTGATATGATGGAATGCGATCTTGCTATCAAGACACAGGCTAAGGTAAATTTAAATAGTGTATACTACATGATTCAGGGTTCTATTGCTGCAGCTAATAACTGTGCTGTAGACACTTCTAACAAACTGTATATACAAGCAGATAAAATGCTTAACAACTTTATTAGAACCAACTGTGGTTGTTCAGGAAATAACTACATAATTAATTTTCAATAAAATGGCAAACTGTAGAGAATGTGGCATCAAAGTAGGATGTGGATGTCAATTAATTAATGGCTTATGTTCAGCATGTAATTATAAGCTGAAGCAAGCAACTCAAAGAATAAAAAATGTTATCACCAAGGCTTACAAACTGTATTGATTGTACAACTATACCTGTACTATTAAATGATATTGATTGCAAGTTAACAGACTTGGCAAATAATCAATATAATAATATCGTATTCTCTTTAAATTATCCTGTACCAGGAGTTGTAATTGGTGACTTACTAAACTATAAAAGAATCTTAGTTTACAAATATTGTAACCCTGACTACTGTAGTCAATTTACTGTGAAGATGATAGCGAGTAAAGTAAAACTTTTAATTCATAAATAATTTATAAAATGTCTTGTACAAATTGTTATAACGGTTGTGTAGAGATTGTTTCTGATAAATGTGTTAGATATACAGGAGACCCTATCCCTTCTTTAGGAATAGATACTGGTGATAACCTTCTTGTTGTAGAGCAAGCTCTTATTAATAAAGTGATTAGTTTTCTAGATGGAACAGGAATCTCTATCGATATAGATCTAGATGATTATTGTAATCTAGTTACACAGTATCTTCCTCCTTGTTTCCCTACGTGTGGAACTCCTTCTGCTTTAGATTTATTTACAGCTTTAGTAAAAGCTGCGTGTGATTTACAGGTACAAGTTGATGCTGTAGAAGCTGATATTGCTGTATTGAATGCAGATTATAACATAGGTTGTCTTACAGGTGTAACAGCCTCTTCTGATACACATGCTGTTGTTCAGGCTGTTATTACAAAGCTTTGTCAATTAGGTGTAGACTTAACGGCATTAGCTTTAAACGTAAGTACAAACTACGTAAAGCTTGCTGATCTAAATGGTTTAATCCAAGCTTACTTAAATAGTCTTGCTCCTACACAGAACTATACAAAGATGGTTCCTTATACAGCTGTAGAATACTATGGTTCATTGACCTACTTTGATATCACTGGAGCAGGTATTGCTGCTGACGGGTTTGATAAAATCTATCTATGTAATGGCTTAAATGGAACTCCTGATAAAAGAGGACGTGTTCCTGTAGGTGCTATTGTTGGTATGGGTGGTGGAACTTTAGATCCTGCTGTTAACCCTATTAACGTTGGTAACCCTAACTATGCTCTTGGAGATGGTGGTGGTGTTAACACTATAATATTAAACAGCACACAAATCCCTGCACACTCACACTCTGTTGTAGTTACTGATCCTGGTCACGTACATGCTCCTGGTAGCTCTATCTTTAGAGGTAACAGAACTACAGATGACTCTGGTGGAACACAATGTGTTGCTACACAATTAACAAATAGTGATCCAGCACTCACTGCTCCTCAGTATACAGCAACTGCCACTACAGGTATAAATGTAACCGTTGGTAATACAGGTGGTGGATTAGGTCATGCTAACATTCAACCTGTACGCGCGTGCTACTACATCATGTACATCCCTTAATCGATTAAACTAAATTATAATGGCTTGCGTACCTGGTACCCCTTGCTTTGAGAATACAGTGAATGCCTATTATCCACAGCAATGTAATAATGGAGCATTTGCTGGTTATCCTATTCCTACATCAGCTGTTCAATATAATGGCCCAGATCTTCCTAACTCAGGAATTGATACAGGGGATATATTGACATTAGCTTTGCAGAAACTAGATAACGCACTTGAACCTATAGAGTTAGTACAAACCCTCATCACTGTAATTAATCAGAACCCATCTTTAAAGGTGATGTTCTGTACATTGGTAAACTCTTGTGCCATCACTCCAACTACAACTACTACATCTACAACTGTTATACCAATAACAACTACAACCACCACATCTACAATAACACCAACAACTACAACATCTACTACCAGCAGTAGCAGTACAACAACAACAACAACTACCGCTGTTCCTATTACAACCACTACAACATCTACATCTAGTTCTACATCAACAACAACTAGTACATCTACTACTACATCTACTAGTACATCTACTAGCACTACAACGACTACTACCACTGCTACTCCTTTATCTATATGGTACCAAATAACAAACTGTGAAGATAGTTCTATAGCATATTCTGAAGAGTATCCGTTTGGAACATTTGCAATTAATGATAGGGTAACCTCTCCAGGAAATACATGGGTAGTTACAGGATCTGTGACAACAAACCCAGGAGGTACGTTGTATGCAATTGCAGCAACAGGATTTGTTGGATGTCCAGGTTCTACAACAACAACTACTACTACCATAACTCCAACTACCACCACAACAACTACTTCAAGTAGCACAACTACAACAACCACTACAGCTACTCCAACAACAACCACAACTACTACTTCTGTTCCAATACCACCAGGTACTTACACAGTTGGTCAAGCAGCATTAGGTGGTATCATAGCTTATATTCTACAATCTTTTGATCCAGGATATGATCCACTTTCTCAACATGGACTAGTAGCTGCTGTATCAGATGTTTCAACAGGTGCAGCCTGGGGATGTACTGGTACACTTATATCAACTCAATATGCACTAGGTACAGGTAATCAAAATACAATTGATATCATGGCAGGCTGTCCTACTGCAGGAATTCCAGCTAGACTATGTGGAGATTTAGTAGAAGGTGGATACAGCGATTGGTACTTACCAAGCCAACAGGAACTAGAGCGTATATACCCAAATAAAGTTGCAATTGGTGTTTATGCAAATGTTCCATATTGGACTTCTACAAGTGGTAGTGCAAACTTTGCATCTGCTATAAACTTTTTAAATGGAACTGGACTTGGTGATAATAAGTCTAATTCATATCGTGCTAAAGCAATAAGAAGCTTCTAATATTAAAATCAATAAATAAATTATGACAGTATTAATTACATTAACGACAGCTGGCACCTCAACAGGACCATTTAGTCTATATTCAAATGTAGATTCGTATTCTACACCATTTGTAACAGGTGTATCAAGATCTAGCTTATTGGCTGGATATACATCTACAGTAGTTCCAAACGGTACAACAATCGTTCGTGTTATGTCTACAGGAACATGTACAAACTATACAGATATATCTGTAGTGCCATGTTCTACAACCACTACAACTAGTACTAGTACATCTACAACCACTACAACCACAACCACAGTTCCTCCAACAACAACCACAACTACCACATCTTCAAGCCCAGTGATGTATACAATTAATTCAGGAGCATCTGGTACTTCTGGTGAGGCTTGTGGTCAATCCCCAACAATATCAGTATGGGCTCAACCTGGATTTACTGTACCATTTGTTACAATGATACTTTATACAATACAATCACCTCTATCAAATCCATTCATTGGTTCACCAGGTTGGCACAAATTAATTGGACCATCAGGTACATATGCTGTTGAAATCACTACAGCTGGTGAGATTACAAATTATGTAACTTGTCCATAAAATATCAAAAACCTTGTTTTGTTGGTTTTACAAGGTATCCCCTGGCCTTTCTAGGCTGGGGGTTTTTGTTTAAACTCTAATCAAATTGATTAATGTATATAATTAAATTGGTTAATTAAATTTTGTAAATGTCAAAATTAGTTCGTACCTTTACACCAATTTTAACTAAATTAAACCATATATGTCTGAAAACCAATCGTTGCTACAACAGCTAGAAGAGATTCTACATTGGAAAAAGAGTAAACAATTCTATGCTGATAAGCTTGGAATTACAGAGTTTGAGGTGGATGAGTTATTAAAAGAATTAAGAAATCAAGAGAAAAGTGAGGAAGATGCTGAGGTTGGAAATTACATTGCTGAGCTAGAGAATGTAATAGTTAAGTTTACAGAGGACATCAGTAAGGGTGTTGGTGAGGTGGTAGCTAATTTTAGCGAAGAGGTTAAGAGCTTAGACGAACTAATTGAGAAGTGTCACATAGACACAGATAAATGGGAAATAACTAAATATGTACAGAACTTCTGGGGGAATGGTGGAAATCCCCACTGGCAGGTTAAAGCCTGGCTAGCAAAGAAGTCTACAGAACAAGTTTTTCAAGATAGTTTTATAGACTTTTTAGCATCATACCAACCTGTTAGTCAGGAAGTTATGAGTCCTAAGTTTGACCCAGAGAGACCAAATGGTATGTTGGTTATCAACAAACAAGACTCTCATTTAAACAAATGGGATGTAGATGGTAATAACAATGTACTAGATAGATTAGCTAAGATTATGTATAAGGTGGAATTGATAGCTGCACAAGCTCAACTTTCAAACAACCTAGAAGAAATCACATACATTATTGGCTCAGATGAGTTTAATAGTGAGTACACCAATGCAACTACAAAAGGAACCCCTCAACAGAATACACATACATATCAAACTTCATTTGAGTATATATGTGACCATGAGGTGTTAATGATTACAATGTTATTACAATACGCTAAACATGTTAATGTAGTGTATGTAGCTGGTAATCATGATGAGTTTGTAGGATGGCACATGGTTAACTGGTTACAAACGTATTTTAGAAATACAGACAGACTTACAATTGATAGCTCTCCTAAATACAGAAAGTATGTAAGTTATGGCAATTCAGCATTAATGTTCAATCATGGGGATGCTATTAAGCCAGCTAAACTTGCAGGACTGTTCCCAATAGAATATAGAGACCAATGGTCATTCCATAATAACTTCTATATATTCACAGGAGATAAGCATCATGAAGTGAGTCATGATTTTAACGGTATTAAATTTTACCAAATTCCAGCTTTCTCAAATGCTAAGAGCCTTTGGGATGATAAGAATGGTCACACAATGTCTAAGGCTGAAGTGACAGCATTCTTAATCGATCAAGCTGAGGGAATGACAAATATATTCAAACAGTATTTATAATGGCAACTTTAAGGAAATTAGTTTCAGATGTACGTGCAATGCACAAATTGTTATCAACAGATAACCTAATCACTGATAGAGTGGTGGCATCTGAGATTAAGAACAACACACTTTTATTAGTAAAACGTGAAACAAATCTCAGAAAGCTTTGGGCTACTGATACTTTGTTTACTACCATTCCTTGTTTGGAATTGGTAGAAGTTCCTATTTCTGAATGTTGTGATTATGTGGATCCTTGTACTGTAGCTAGAACAAAATATAAACTTCCTCGTATATGCGAGGGTAATTATCAATACCTCATTCAAGGTGTTTATTCAATAAACGCTATGAGTGGGCAAGGCAAAAAGTTAAAAGAGGTTACTATCAATAGATATGTCAATCTCTTAAAACTTCCAATCATCAAGAATGAGCAATACTACTGGATTGCTAATGGAGGATATTTATATGTAAATAATCCTTTGTTACAAGCTGTTAGAATTTCTGCTTTCTTTGAAGAAGATGTTCCTAATGAGATCATGTTTGCTGAATGCTGTTGCAGTGATAATGTTAATCTAGAAGACTATTGTAAAAACCCTCTAGATAAAGAATATGGCTGCCCTGGTTATCTAGAAAAGCAAGTGCTAGAACTGACATCTCAAAAGCTGTTATCAACCTACTTTAGATTGAAAACAGATCAAACATCAGATGGGGTGGATGGTCAAGCACCAAACACAACCAACAATAACTAATGCGAACAAAAGTTGATTGGAGAAGCTCCAGTAAAGAAAACTACAATAATTTCTGTAAAAAGAACCCCTCTATAAAAATCTCATTTGACCAATGGAGAAACATCATCTATTTGTATAATGAGAGCTTCAAAAACTATATTCTAGAAACTGGAGAGAAAGCTAAGCTTCCTTTTGGATTTGGTGACTTCTCAATCAATAAGAAGAAGAGGAAGAAGATGAAACTAATTGATGGTAAGGAATATGTTAACCTACCAGTTGATTGGAAAAGATCTAAAGAGAAGGGTAAAATAATCTACAACTTTAATTACCACACTGAAGGATATTTCTTTGGGTGGATGTGGTTTAGAGAATCAGCCAGATTCAAGAACATGAAACTCTGGTATTTCAAACCATCTCGTACAACCTCTAGGTTACTATCTCACTACCTAAAAACCAACGATCAATATCAACATATTTATCGTGAATGGAAAAAATAAAATAAATGTCATATTACTACAAGTATAACTTCATCTCCCCTGAGCCTGTCTATTCGACTGTAAAAGAAGAGTTTAAAAGCTACTTCGATACAGGTGCTGTAGATGATTTGTTATTCCCTACATACCTGGATAAATGTCTTAGGAAACTAGGAAGGTCTTCTTATGTTATTAGCGAACAGCTTCTATATATTGAGGACTTTGAAGCTAGGCTTCCTGATAACTTCTTTGCTGTGAGAGAGGCTTGGTTATGTACATCAATCCCTGGCTATCCTTATCAAACAGCTAATTCATTCTATTCTCAAGCAGCTTCACAAACAACAATACAGGTGAGTCCTGTTATTTCTGGAGGAGCTCCTTGTACCAATCTAGAATGTACAACAGGTTGTCCTACGTGCATGCCTGAGCTTATTCAAGCTGTATACAAGACCAATCAACAAGTGGCTGTAGAATATCATAGACAATACTTATTAAAACCAGGTAACATCTCTGTACAAGCTCATTGTGCACTAGACTGTGCAAACTTTGGTAGTTCTGCTGCTGATTCATTTGACATTAGAGATAACAAGTTTGTAACCAATTTTAGAAATGGTGTGGTTCATTTGATATTCTATTCTACAGCATATGATGGAATAGGTAACCAATTGATTCCAGATAACTATCGTGTTAGAGAGTTTGTTGAGGCTTTCATCAAATACAAAATGATGGAAACACTTACTAACCAAACTAACGATGAGACATATAATCAGCTAGAGAGGAAGATGATAAACTATAAACAGATGGCTGATGAAGCATTTATCATGGCTGACATTGAGGTGAAGAAGCAAGATGCTTGGGCTAAGCAAAGAAGAATCATCCAAGACTTAAACAGATTTAACAGATACGAACTACCAAATAGAAGTTACAGATATGGCTGGAGAAGAAACAACTAATATTAAGCAGGAGTATAACAGTGCTATATCTGGCTTAAACATGGATCAATCTGTAAATCAGGTTGAGAAGGGTAAGCTTACGTATGCATTGAATGCTAGTGTTGAGAACTTTGACTCAGATTCTGTTAACTATCAGAATGAGCCAGGTAATGAGTTATGTCTAAACTTTCCTACAAACTATCATTTGATAGGAACTCATTTCATTGGTGAGCAAAATAAACATATATTCTTTTTAACTAATCCTGAAACAGAAGATAGCCAGATTGGATATATGGATAATAATGATTGCGTATATCGTGTGTACGTAAGTGCTAAATGTTTAGGCTTTGATATAAAATATCCTATTCTTAAAGCTGTTCATAAGATTACCAATTGCACTACAGAAGTATATTGGACAGATGGTCTTAATCCTAGAAGATATATAGACTTAAATAACATTCCCTACAAGTTAGCTCCTAACGCTGATTTATGTGATCCTATTTATACCACTGAGCTTGATTGTAATCAATTAAACGTTCAGCCTAATTTTAACATTCCTGCATTAGATATAACTGATGTTGTAACTGGTGGTGATCTAACTTCTGGTACATATCAGTTTGCTATTCAGTATTGTGATGCTGCTGGTAACCCATACACATCTTTCTACTCTGTTACCAATCCTACACCTATTGCTAATAATAAAATTACTACACCAGAGTTCTCTTATCAAGTGGGTAAGTCTATTGTAGTTAGTATTAGTAACTTAGATACCACTGGACAATTCCAGTATTTCAATCTTGCTGTAGTAAAGACAATAAATGCAATAGCTTCTGTTGAGCTTGTTGGTACATATTTTATTGAAGATGACACTAGAACTGTAACTTATACAGGACAGAATGTTACACAAATCCGTCTTGCTATTGCTGATATATTTGAGAAATATCCATATTATGAGGTAGCTCAAGACTTAACCACTGCCCAAGATATTCTTATCTGGGATAATCTTACCTCTATAGATAGAATTAACTATCAATCAATTGCTAGTCAAATTGATCTTAAATGGGAAACTTATAGAATCCCTAGTACAGAAAACTATGCTGATGAACTAAACGCTACAAATCTTAGAGGTTATCTAAGAGATGAGGTGTATGCATTTGAAATAGTTTTCTTATTAAGTAATGGTAAACAAACAGATGGTTTCCATATTCCTGGTAGAATGATTACTGCTAACGAAGGTTCTCAACCAGATGTACCAAGCAGTAATCCTGACTTTATTGGAGAGGGCACAAGTGCACCTTATTGGAAGATTTACAACACAGGTTCTGTAACAGGATTTTCTCCTGGATATTCAACAAGTCAATCATATAAAGGACCTTATCAATACGGTGAGTTTGCTTACTGGGAATCAACTGATACCTATCCATGTAATATAGATGTATGGGGGGATCTTGCTGGTCAACCTATTAGACATCACAAGTTTCCTGATGTTCTTGTAAGTCCTATATACGAAAGTCCTACATACACACTAGGAGCAGGATTTGCACCAGTGATGCAGAATGATGCTATATTCCCAATAGGTGTACAGATTGATGTTCAACAAGTTGCATACTTGGTGTATGCATCTAATCTTACACAAGCACAGAAAGAAAGCGTTGCAGGATTTAAGATTGTAAGAGGGGACAGAAGTACAAATAGATCTATTGTAGGTAAAGGTATTCTTAGAAACGTAGGTAAGTATAAGAGAGAAGAAACAGAATTCTACTTCCCTAACTATCCATATAATGATCTTAATAAGGATGAGTTCCTTCTTGATAATAATAATGCATACCTTGATCAATGTATTACCTATAATGTAATAGCCACTACAACATGTGTTATACAATATACTGATTGTTTTTCAAATACAACACAGATAGAAACATTAGTAGTTGGAACTACAAAAAAGATATGTTCTCTTAGCACTCTTTTGGTTATGAGTGGAACAGCTACAATCACTGTGGTTGTCTATAACACATATAATCTTACTAGTGCTTCAACAACTGTATTCCAATATCAAGATCCATTAACAACTGTATTTAAACAAATCACAGTGACGGGTAATGGTTTACAACAAGTGAATTCATTAGTGCTTCCTGTATACTTATCTGGAACAACTAGTTTTAGTATTACAACAGATGCAACAAAGAACTCACTTTGTTATCCTAATAAGTTAGATGCGTTTGCTACAGATGAATCTAAATACAGAATGGTATTTAACTCACCTGAAACATCTTTTGGACAACCTTTCTTAGGAACTGTTCTAAAGCTTGAGAACGTTATGTTTGGTGCAGGTATAGCTCATTTCGTAGAGGTTAAGAAGAATGCTATGTATAAGCTTCTCACAGCAGAAGCTCAACGTGATGCTCTTGAGTCTAGTGAAGATATTGGTGCTATCACACCAACGTTTAATGCATCAGCAATGTTTGCTGCATACCAAGCCTATCTAACTATCTACATAAATGGAATCACTAGAAGAAACTACGGGTATTCATTTAACTCTATAGCTAGTTATGACTATAGTGGGGCAATTAATAATAATCTAGGTATCAAGCAAAGACAATTAGATAACTCTCAATATGTGTTCCCTGGAGTACAGTCTGTAAGTGATTTACATGATTTCAACAACTTTAATAGAGAATCATCTATATACATAAAGACTATTGAAACCAGAGATGGTTCATCAGTGGTACCTCTACCATTCCCTAATCAAACTCCTAGTCTTTTAGTTGGTGGTGTAAGTGGTATCTCTGATACATCAAGGTTCACTATATCACAGAAGAACAATTGTTCTGTACCTAGTAAGAATGAAGCAATTAATGTAGTTTCTTACTATGGATCATTGAAGAACATCTTTAATAATCAATGGGGTCAGATATATTCTTACGATACAATTGATACAGGTTTCCAAGAAAGTATTGACACTAACAATTTAATGTTCTCTACACCTAAATCATCCACTGTATTTGGTGGAGATACATTTATTAGTAGATTTGCATTTAAGACTAAGCTTCCATTCTTTATCGATAACAGAGTGAATGGTCTTGATGATAGTGATGTATTCTATGATGAGATTGGTAATGTAGCTTACCCACAATACTGGCACTCAGCCAGATCTGTATTAGAAGACTATTCTTTAAATGCAGGTGCTGGTCCCGTGCTGAAGAATATGATTTCTTATAAGGCACATAATTTTGATTGCCCTAATAACCAAGATCCTGCACCTAACTCAGCAGCAAATCCTCCTATAGTAAATCCTAACAGAACATTCTACGATGGTAAAATGTATATGTTTGCTTATGGTATTCCTTCTTTCTATTGTGAAAGTTCATATAATGTGGATTTACGTCAAGCATTCAATAATCTAGAAGGTGACTTCTTCCCACACGTGAGCTCAGGTATTCCTGATAACTGGTTACAAGAGTCTGTAGTTCCTATTGTATTTGATAATACATATTATTACAATATAACATTTTCAAAGCAAAACAGAGAGAATGTATTCACTCACTTACCTGCAGATTGGAATGAACAACTTTGTTTTACCAAATATCCATTCAGAGCTATTTACTCAAATCCTCAGGATGTATTTGCTGACAATAAGGTGAATAGTTGGTTGATCTATAAACCTACATCGTTCTTTGATTTCCCTCAAAACTTTGGTGGTCTTGTATCACTAGATGGTATTCAGAATAAGGCTATATTGGCTAGGTTTGAAAACAAGTCATTGTTATACAATACAATGCTTACAGTTCAAACTAGTAACCCACAAGCTGCTTATTTAGGTAATGATACATTATTTAAGAGTGCTCCTCCAATTGACTTTGCTGAAACAGATCTTGGATATGTAGGAGCTCAAAATAAGATGTTGTTAAAGATTCCTCAGGGACAGATTACAATAGATGCTAAGAGAGGACAGGTGTTTTTAATTGAGGGTTTACAGGCTACTGATTTATCAGCATTTGGTTCAGGACTTAATAAGTTCTTTACAGACCATTTAGCGTTTGAAATCTTACGTTACTATCCTAATGTAAACACAGATAACCATTATGATGGTATTGGCTTACATGGAGTGTTTGATAGTAAATATGATAGGGTAATTATATCTAAGCTAGATTACATTCCTAATAGCAAAAATATTAAATATGATGCTACTAATAGAGAATTCTATATAGAGAAAACTCTAGGTAATAGTGTAATAAGAACAGTGGTAAGTGTTTATGATTCAGAATACTTCTGTAATAAGTCATGGACTCTTTCATTTAGTATGAACACTAAGAGTTGGATTAGCTTCCATAGCTATATTCCTAACTTCTACATAGCAGAGAATAACTTCTTCTATTCTGGATTAAATGGTGGATGTGATTTAGAGGCTATTACTTTCTCTCAGATTCCTTGCACCACTACCACAACCACATCAACAACAAAAGATTGTAGAATAGTAGGTACAGCAGTTGATCTATGTGTAGATTGTACATTGATAGGAACAGCAATTAATCCTTGTTGTATATTTGGTACAGCAGTTGAAAATTGCTCATCTACCACTACCACAACAACATCTAATAGCACGAGTACCACTACAACCACTGTCCCACCTGGACCAACTACTACTACTACAACCACTACGACAGTAACACCTACTACAACTACTACAACTAGTAGTACCACTACAAC